TCGGATCGACATCGAAGACCTGATCATCAACGGCGACACGACCTCGGCAGACCCCTACCTGTCGATCCGTGATGGCGTTCTTCGCAAGGCTGTTTCGAACATCCTGAACAACTCGGCTGGCCCGTTCGATGCTGTGATGGTCAAGTCGGCTATCGACCTGCTGCCCGTGCAGTTCAAGCGGCTGCTGCCGCGTATGCGCATGTATACCTCCTACAGCCGCGCATATGATTACATGCTGCAAGTTGCTCTGCGTCAGACGATGCTGGGTGACACGGTGATCACGAGCGGCAACGGACACATGACTCCGTTCGGCGTCCAGATGATCGGCGTTCCCAACATGCCGAATGATCGTGCGCTGATGCTCGACCCGCAGAACGTGATCATGGGCGTCCAGCGCCAGATGCGCATCGAATACGATAAGGACGTTCGTGAGCGTGTCCTGATCATCGTCGTGACCATGCGCTTCGATCTGGAAGTCGAACAGGAAGACCAGATCGTTCGCATCGACAACCTCGGCCCGTTCGTTCCCTCGGTCTGATTTATAACGCTGTTATACGGGCGGGGGAAACTCCGCCCGTGTTCTACGTCCACCACGCCACACCTAACCCTGACAACGGAGAATACCAATGACGAAATCTGATGGCGCTACGATTACCCTAATTCGTGGCAGGAACTACTCAGTGATCCATCCGACGAATCGCCGCAAAGGCGCAATCAGCTTTACTCGCGGTGAAGCTATTCACGTCGAAGACGAAGAGTTGATCACACTCTGCGAAACCCTTGTTGAAACCGTTATCGACGGCGACGAGGAAGAGATTCAGAAGCCCATCTTTTCCGTTGAGCGTGGGGGACGTGCTCGTGGCGCAATCCCTTCCGATGTGAAAGGGGTTAAATCCCGTGCTGCTCCGACCCGTGGTCGGACCACTCGCAAACTCTGATAAGGAAGGTCGGCATGGCAAAGCGTTTTTGCACAGTAGAGGATGTCAAGCTCTTTGCTAACGCAGCACCGAGTTATGCCGACCTTTCCAGCCCTGATCCGCAGATCACTCGGATCATAGAACACACTACCGCCAAGATTTGCGCGTTCACTCGCCGTTCTTGGGAGCACGGTTTTCACGAAGAATACATCAACCTGATTGACGTTGACTGGGATTTGCAACCAGAACATCGGTTTCAGACGTTCCATCTTTCCAGTAAACCACTACTGTCCGAACCTGCGGCACCCGTGATCGACTACACGCTGTATGGTGGCAACTACAACATTGCAGGTATGCGGGCATCTTTTCAGCGGTTGGAAGCAAAAGACTACCGCATTGATTACGAGAACTCGGCTATAACCCTGTTACTAGCCTATTCGCCACAGTTGCCGAAAGCCCTTCGTGTCCGCTACTACGGAGGATTTAAGCGTGACGAAACTGACACTGATCTGGTTCTTGTTGATAGCTTCCTGCGGGAAGCGTGTGCCATGCAGGCGGCTTTCACCTATTCGCGGATCAACAACGAGACTATCGGATTGAAGAAGCGTTCCGATAAATCAGGCTCCGTCGAGTTTGACGTTCTAGCGTCTGGTTTCATCCGAGATGTTCACACAATGCTGATGCCTCACGTTAAGCATTTGACGGGAAGACCATGAGACGCAGGCTCTGTCGCCTTGTTACCCTTAACGTAGGGCGGGAAATCCCCGCCCTTCGGGCTTTGTCGGGAACCATTCCGCAGAGACGAGAAAGCGTGATTGCTCGGACCCTTCGTGAAGCTTTGAAGCAAGGTATCAACAGAGCTTTCGACAACGCTTACCGTGACGGTGCTATGCCTACCAAAACTGGGCGTAGTTATAACCAGATGCGCGGACGTGCTCAGGCATATGGAACTTCTCTAAGTTCTCTTCGTGCGCACATCAACGCACCTGCAAACCTAGTAGCTCACGAAAGAGGCACTACTATAACGCCGATCAATGGTAACTACCTGACCATCCCAATTCACCAAGGTCTTCGCGGCGACGGCACTCCAAAACTCCCTAGTGCAAATTCTTGGAGAATGCTCGGAAGCTTCGTTTACAAGTCAAAGAAAACAGGTCAGCTTTACATCGCTAGACAGAACTCTCAAAAACGGCTTGAGATACTCTATATCTTGGTTGACTCTGTTCAGCTAACCAAACACAAAGGATGGGCAACGGACGTTATGCGCAAAGAGCTTCCGTTCATCATCCGTGACATAACCGCTATACTGACGCAGGCGTTCGATCCTAACGACGCAGTTGCGGCTTTCAACAAAGGCGCTAGGAGGTAATCATGTCGGCAAAGGATCAGCAAGTAGGGGATAACTTTCCCTCTCAGTATGGGCGCACTATTCGTCAGCGCATTATTGATGACATGAAAGCCACGTTGGCGGCAATGAAAGACACGGATAATGTCACAAATCTGTGGAACGCAGTCTTCATGGGAGACATATCCGACAGGGATAACAGAAGCGCACCTTACGCCTCTATAGACGAGGGTGAGGAAACTGTTATTGAGATGTATGGCGGTTGCACCCGAAAAGAGCTACCTCTAATAGTGCAGTTCAGGTTCAATGCTAGGAAGGGTATTGATGAGTTAGACTTGTTCAAGTATTATCTCGGACTAATACAAAAGGCTTTCTTACCCCTACACGAAGACCACGACCTGCTCCTAGATATTAGGGAAGACAGTAACTCGCATACGATCATAAACACTACGGACTCCTTTCCGGGCGGGGTGATCGTGTTTATGCTACAGTACGAACATGCCAGACATGACCCCTATAGACTAGCGGGCGAACCCGTCTGAACCACTGAAAGGAAACCAGCATGAGCACCAAAGGCCCTCGCGTCTATATCGACCGCACACTCATCCTCATGAAGCCCGAGGCTGTGCGCGGTGTGGACCCCAACCCCAACCCGACCAATGACGCATTCCTATGCGGAAACGTGGAAGTGAGCGTTGACCCGCAACTGCTGGAACGTGACGTGAATCGTCCGTCTTTCAGCCCGTGGGCAAACGAAGTTGGTCGCAAGATCATGCGTCTTTCGTTCACTCACGAAATCAAAGGCGCTGGCAATCTGACTTCGCGTCCGAAACTCGGCGCACTGTTGGCTGCTTGCCACATGCGCGAAGTGCTTGTTACGGCAGGTGCCGCAAGCCAGATCGAAACTCCTGCTGTTGTTGGTCCGATCATCGGGCCTTCTGTCATTTGGGATAAGACGGCTGCGCCCACGCAGCGTTTCGGTTCCTACCTGATCCGAGTTGTCGAAGGCGGCGCATCGGGGGTGGCAAAGATGCAGGTCTTCCGCTGGAACCAATCGGATCAGGACAACACCGTTCTGATGAACACGCGGAATCAGGCTGTGACGAATTTCAGTTCGAACACGGTTATTGCGCTTGATGACTCCGACGAGACTGCGCTTGAGTTCAGCATTTCCGGCACTCCTGTAGCGGGCGATACCGTCTACGCAGTCGTTGGCGGTCATGTGTTCAAGCACGTTGTAACCGCAGCGCAGGCTGGCGGCGCAACTCCTGCAAACGCAATCGCTGCCTCTGTTTCGGCCCTGATCGACGCGCATCCGCTTATGGCGGCTTCCGTTACCGATAACGTGGTGACTGTTACTTTCGTTGGTGACGCGGCTGCGGTCACTGTCACCAGCGCCACCACGGCTGTTCCGCTTGGTGACTCTGGTGCAGAGCTTACCCCTGTGTGGGTCGGAAACCTCGTCAAAGGTCAGATGTGGGTCGTTCAGCTTTACGAACAGGGTTATACCTACCTGCCTTCGTCGGATGATACCGACATCNGANANNACTNACCCTTTACACCTATATCGGCGGTCAGCTTTATCGCATGACTGCGGCTATCGGGACCGTGACCTTTACTGGCACGGCAGGGGAATACGGTTCGGCTCAGTTTGAGTTTGTCGGCAACTATGTCGAACCTACGCAAGAGCCGCTGCCGCGCACTCCGATCTACGAACTGTCGCGGCCTCCGAAGGTTGAGCTTGCTCAGATGTCTATCCGTGGCGACCGAGACTTCTGCGCAGAAAGCTTCACGATCACCTACGGCAACGAAATCAATGAGCGCCTCTGCATCAACGCAGCAGATGGTTATTCCGGCTCGGAGATTTCGGATCGCACTCCGACCATGACGGTCAACCCCGAAGGCTCTCTGGAAGTCTACACGAACATGTGGGGCGACTTCTCGAAAGGCGAAGAGGTTCCTGTTCACCTTCGCGTCGGTTCGGTGCTTGGTAACATGGTTCGCTTCTATGCGGACAATGCAACCTATACTGGCATCGCCATCTCGGATCGGAACAATACGCAGGTCATGGAGCCGACCTTCCAGCTTAACGGCCTGTCTGCATACGGCGACGATGAACTTCGCGTCGTGTTCCCGATTGCCTGATCCGTCCAAATAACGAGGGACATAAGGGGCGGCTTCGGTCGCCCCTTTTTACTATAACGGGGTTATAAGCATGAGGGTCAGCGTTTACCTGATAGTTAAGCCGACTGGACTTGTAACCGAAGATGGTTTAGAGTCCGTTGTGGTTGTAGACGTAAAATTGACGCGCTTAGCGGCTGAGCAAATAGCAAAGGCTTATCAAGGTGCGGAGATTGTAAAGCTACAAGCAGATAAAGTATGACCATAGCAGCATCATGAAAGGAAGCAGCAATGGCGGTCAGAGGTCTATCATTCGCGGAACGCACCGCGTATATTCTCAAGGATGATCCGGCACACGCCGACAACATCCAGAAAGACGTTGACGCACGTCTCGACAAGATCAAGAACCCGACTGATGCGGATCGGGATAGCGTCAAGAAAGCCGTTGAAAAGGAAGCTGGCGAACCCACTGTCTTCCTTCTCGGCAACCTGTCTCACGAAGACAAGATTTATCTGTCCGACATCATTGGCGGTCTTGAGCAAACCCGTGAAGGCACGATGCGCATGACCAACAAGCAAGCGCAGCGCATGTTCGAGTGCGTTCGTCGCGGTCTTGTCGGCTGGGAAAACTTTCTCGATGATGCTGGCAACGCCATCGCTTTTGAGTCTGTTCCCGGCATGTCGGAGACGGGCAAGCCGCGCAAGTTTGTTTCGCCCGATTGTTTGAAACGCCTTCGGCTTGATCAGGTTCGGGAACTGTCTGGTGAAATCCTTCGACTGAACGGAGTAACCAGTGATCTTGAAAAAAAGTTAGAAGGGCTGTTGCGGCAACCCTCAGACCCGCTTTTGCCGGATGGTCCTGTCTCAAATGCGGAGAGCGGGAAAAGTCAATCCGAGGATGCGGAATCCCAAGCGTAAACGGTAAGTATTGGGAACACACTAACGGGGATTGGGACGATACCTGTCCCCGTTGGCCGATCAAAGAAGATTCGGGCGTGTGGTTCCATGAACTAAGTGTTACCTATACCGCCTACGAAAACGGCATCCTACCGGAGTCCGGTGGCCTAAACTCCCAGCCTGCCTTGTATCCGTCTTTAATGGGTTTTATGTCTCTCGCCATTTCACGCGAGAACGACAGAAAGCGCGAAGAGATGGAAAAGGGCAGGAAGGGCGCAAAAGGCAAATCTGCTACAGAGGAATACCTTGCCGAAAATCCTACAGTAAAAGCACAACCCAGTCCTGACAGCCCAGCCGCAGTTCCGGGGCTTTTCGGGCCAAGAAATGTGATAAGTAGGAGATAATCATGGCAGCAGGTGCAGGCGGTAACGCAGGTGGTGGCTACCAACGCTTTAGCCAGCTAAACGCGGAGTTGCAGCAGACTATCGCAAGCTTTGCTCAGCTTGTAACTGGTGCCTCCGCGTTTGGTGCTACTGTTGCCGCGTTTCGTGAGTTCGAAAAACAACTCACACTGACAAACGCGGCTGCAAACGGCACTATCGAACAATTCGAACAAATGGAGCAGGCCAGCCGAAACTTCGCGCTGGCTACCGCCGCTTCTGCGACTGAGGCTGCTTCGGCTTTGTTCTTCTTGGCTCAGGCTGGTTTCTCTGTAAACGAGTCCTTGGCCGCTATGACGGGTGTGCTTGTTCTTTCGCAAGCGACCTTGACCGATGTGGCATTCGTTTCTGACGTTGTTGCTTCTAACATTCGTGCTTTCGGTCTTGAGGCTATTGATACGGCACGACTGACCAACACATTCGCTGCGGCAATGACCAACTCGCTTGCGAGTATGGACAAGATTGCATTTGCTATGCGTCAGGTTGCTCCTGCGGCAAACGCTCTCGGTGCCACGGTCGAAGAAACGACTGCTTATCTGTCAGAACTTTTCAACATTGGTCTTCGCGGCGAACAGGCTGGTACGCAGCTTCGTAACATATTTGTCCGTCTTGCGGCTCCTGTTGGTGACGCTGCGGACATTCTTCGTGACTACGGTATCGCCACTACCGATGCCACGGGTGAGATGCGCGAGTTCCGCGACATTCTGCAAGACCTTGGTGCGGCTAATCTCACAACCCCACAGTTGTCTGCCATCGCAGGCGTCGAAGGTGTCGCGGGTCTTATCGCCCTTATCAATGCCGAGATGAGCGGTTCTCTTGAGCGTATGCAAGACAGCATCACAGGCACTAACCGCGCCTTTGAGTTGTTTGCGCAGCAGTTGGATACGTTCGACGGCGCGGCTAACCTTGCAAGAAACGCTCTTAACGAATTGCTTATCACCATTGGCGAATCCGGGGCTGGTGTTCTTGGCCCGCTTGCCTTGGCATTCCGCGATCTTGTGCAAGACTTCCGCGATCTTGATGACGCCACCAAAGCGCAGATAGCCAGTTACATCGCATATACTGCAATAGGTCTTTCTGTTCTTGGGGTTCTGCGAGGGCTTCTTGGTCTTATAGGCCCTGTGGTTTCCTTTACGTGGGGTCTAGTTGCAGGCTTCGTAAACCTGTTCAAAGCCACCGGCCCCATCGTCACAGGTTGGACGGCTCTTGTCGGTCTATTCTCTTCTGTATCTGCCGCTATAACCGGGTTACTACCGCTTCTTTCCGGTATGGTAGCGGGTGTCGCCGCTATTACTGGTTTTTCTTTTGCTGCTGTAACTGGGGGTCTCGGCATCCTAGCCGCTACTATTGTAGGCGGCGTAGTCTATGCTGTTAATCAGCTTACAAATAGCTGGGAGGAATCCGCAGAAGCCGCTGAGCAAGCAGCGGCCCGTGCTCAAGCTGCCTTTGAAAGCGTTGCGGGTCAAGACGGTGTGGACTTTTTTAGGTTTAGCAGCGAGCGCATAGGTTCTCTTGAGCGTTACGGCGAAATTGCACAAAACTTCTCTAGACAACCTTCTGAGGGGTTTACTCTTGCTGTAAATTTGCAAGGCGGTATTCAACGAGCACAAGAAGAACTAGACCGCCTACAAGATGAGTTTGACCGTCTCGTTGCGGCGTCTGACGAAACCTATATAGGGATGCAGGCTGACTACCAAGAGGCGCTGAATACTCGTGCAAGGGTTCTTCAAGAACTTTCGCGCATGAGCCAGAACGTCAACGCCCGTGGTCAGCTTACTGATATTTCTTTTGCAGAAGAGTTTTCGCAAGAGCTTGCCGCGCGTCCCGGTCAAGACCCGCGAGAGGTTCGTCGCATTGTTCAACAGAACAGAGATGCGCGTCTTGCGGCATGGAATACACAGATCGAAGCTCTTCGTGCGGAACAGCAAGCGGCTACCGAATTTGGTGATCAGTTGCTTGCCGATGAAGGTTTCCGTCAGTTTATTGAAGGTATGGGCATCGTCATTGACGAAAGAAATAGCCGTATAGATCAGCTTAACTCTATTATGGAGCAGTTCGAAACAAAGCAAAGAGAGGGTATCACCAACGCCCTAAATGCACTTGTGGAAGGCGATGTTGATGTAAGCGCACTTGTTCAAAATAACGAAGAGTCTATGCGCGTGTTCCGCGACTTCGTTGCTAGTATAATGGGGGATGATACTACCGAAGAGTTGCTTGCCCTTGTTAGAGAGCAGGGTGGTTCTTTTGGTATTCGTAGTGTCGTTGACTTTATTCGTCAGCAAGCAGAGGCGGCTGGTCGTCAGGATGTTATCGACGCTCTTATCGACGTTGAAGCTGAGCGTGTTCGTGCCGTTGTTCTCGGTGTGCAAAGCCTTGAGCGTCGGTTGCGCGACAACCTTCGTGCTTTTGAAACGGCTTATGCAGGCTTCCAAGCGGATGCAACGGAGCAACTAGGAGACATCATTCGCAATATCCAGATCACCGAAACGAATAACTTTGTTTCTCGGATCAGCACCGATCTTGAAGCTCAGCAGCGTGAGATAACGGAAATACTTGGCGATCAGCAGGTATTCAGTGCCAACATACTCGCCAACCTGAGTTCCGCAAACTTCATGACTCCTGCTGGTTTGCAGATAGGCGGTCTTGACGCGGCTCGTATTGCCGAGTTGCAACTTTCTTCTGGTGAGACTGTCGGATCGTTGCTTACCTTCGATAACTTCTTGATTGAGGTTCGCAGGGCCGTTGATGAAGGCGCTTCCGAGCAAGAACTTCGCAGCATGGTTCAGGACCAGATCGACAAGGTTACTCTTGCGATTGAGGTTACGATAGCGCAGCTTGGTCTTGCTGGTGAAGATGCCGATAACCTTCGCACAGTAGGTTCCTTGTTTGCTCGTAACCTTGGAGGTAACATCTCCTTCCTGTTCGAGCGCATTGCCGCAGAGACAGAAAGTGCAGAGCAAACAGCCGCTCGTGATGCCTTTCGCGCACAACGGGCTATCGAAGATGCTTATGCTCGCATCAATGACATTCGTGCAACCATGCGTGAACGCGCCTTGGAGCTTAAAGAGGGTAGTGGAGAGTTTGATGTAGCAGGTCGCCGTAGCCTTGAGGTAGATCAGCTTGCCGCAACGCTTGACGCAGAGATTCGTCAAACGGCTCGTCAGATACAGGACTTGGAAATTGATCCCTCCGCTAATCAAGAACTTCTTGATGCTTTAAGAGTGCAGCTTCGTCAACAGCAAGAACAGCGGATACAGCTTCTTGAACAAGCGCGTAGTGAGGTTGCTCTTGGAGCCATCGACACAACCTCTCTTGATCAGTCTACTACCGACTTCTCTAGGCAGCTTGCTATACAGCTTGCGCAGTCTACGGCAATTCTGGAAGACACAGACGAAGCCCGTATTCGTGCTGCTACGCTGCAAGAGCGTGGGCGGTTCATTCAGGTTATGCGCGGTATTGCCGATGATCGTCGCTCTGCCATGCAGACGGCTTTCGGTGAATATGCAAATCTGCTTCGCAACACTGTTTCGGCGGGTATTGTTTCGCAGGTAGAGGGTGCGCAGGACTTTGTTGGAGCTACCCTTGGCGAGATGCTCAGCTTTAGCCCGATTGTGGCTGGTATCGAACAGATGGTCGATTCCGGGGCTTCGCCAGAGGAAATAGCAGCCTACGCGGAAGCTCAGGCAGACCTTATAATCGCCGTAGTAAATCTTTACTTGGAACAGATGCTTGCGGCAGGCCAGATTGCTAACGAAGCGGCGGCTGTTATAAGAGAGAACCTAACCAACGCCGCAGCAAACCTTGCAGATGCCGCAGCAAGCTTTGGTGTTACCCTAGGTGCTGTTGTGGCTAGGGCGGGTAACAGCGGTGGCGGTGGTGGTGGTGGCGGTGATCCAGCCAAAGAAGCCAAGCGTCTGCGCCGTCAGTACGAAGATGCGTTCCTTGAACTAGAGGGCATTCAATCCGATGCCATGCGGACGCAGCTTCGCATGATGAATGTTGACCTTAACACACGCATAAACTTCCGTCTTGTGCTGGATGTTAACGACATTGTGCGCGATTACGAAGAGCAGCTAAATGGTTTGCGTCGTGAACTAGAGGACTTAAACGAAACCTTCAAGGGCCAGCCCCTTGAACTTGATCGTCTGAGCCAAGCCTATAGCACGGTTATAGCGCAGGTCGAAGCGGCGCGTGATGCCGAGATTGCGTACACTCAAGGCTTCACGGCTATGGTGCAGCGCCGTAACGAAGCTATTGACGAACACGTTACTCGTCTACGCGATGCTGCGGAGCAGACCAACAGCTTGTCCTTTTCTATGATGGCTGGTTTGCAAGCGGGCCTTGCCTTGTTTCAGCAGGACATGCTTAGTACTGTTGACACTGTTGCTAACGCTACCGTAGGTGCTCTTGACGCGCTTGCCGCTTCTGTAGGTCAGTTTGTTACGCAAGGTGGCAGTTTCCTAGACATTCTTCGTCAGAACCTACTAAGTGTTCTCGGTCAGTGGGCGCAGCAGGCAATGAAAGGTTTGTTGCAAAACCTTGCGGCCACACTAAGTCAGAGCATGAGCGGTGCGCTTGGCGGTGTTCTAGGTAGCCTTTTTGGCGGCGGTGGTGCTGGCGTGGCTGGTATGGCTGGTATGCAGGCTGGTATGCAGGCACAGCTTGTAGCACTCCAAACCACCTTGACCACTTTTAATACAGGTATGGCGACTACGTTTACGACTAGCGCAGCCACCACGCAAGCGACTGTCACTTCATTTGGTGTACAGTTTGCGGCAGCGTTGCAAGCGGCTGTGGCTGCGGTCACTGCTGCTGCCGCCTCTGCGGGTGGTGTGGCTGCTTTTGCTGGTTTGTTTGATGATGGCGGCACCATCGGTTCTAGCCAGTGGGGTATCGTTGGAGAGTACGGCCCAGAACTTGTTCGTGGCCCCGCTACCGTTATCGGTCGTGAGGACACCGCTCGTATGATGGGGTCACAACAGCCAGCGGCTCCTACCATTGTGCAGCCTGAGCTTAACGTAACCAACATTATTGTTGGTAGCGAACAAGAAGCCCGCGCCTACCTTAATTCGACGGCAGGTGAGCGTCAGATACTTAACATCATTGATCGGAGAACTCGTTGATGCGTATCTTTCCGTTCTGCCCAACAGGCGTAGGCTCCGTCGAGTATTCGTGGAAGAGCGACATACAAAAGACAAAGACATCTCAGCAACGGATGGTATTGCGGGAAAGCCCTGTTTTCGAGATGTCTTTTATTTACGAGTTTGATGCAAACGAAGCCGCAGAGGTTTACCATATTCTGACCGATCTTTACGATCAGCATATGATGGTTCCTAATTGGTACGAGTTTGCCAAAATAACATCTGTAGACGACAAGCAAACATTGTTTGGCATCGACAGCCCCGCTTACGGTTTTGCTAACTGTAAGCGGGCTTTATTATACACAGATACGGACTTTTTTAGGGTTGTAGAGCTTCGTTGCACAGAAGAAAATTCTGTGGAACTTGCGCTTCCTCTAAAATACTATCCAGACAGTTTTGTTTACGATAGTTTTCGTTCTTCTAAACCTTTCTTGAACAGGACGAATCTACCTGCGCAGTTTGCGGCTATCGACCATGTAAAAAAGTCGGTTCTCATTCCTTTGGAAGAGTGCCACATAAAAGGTGTTGCTAACTTCTCGTCCAAGAAATCTGGTCGCACGGAACTCAAGATCACGTTTATCAAAGTATCACCAAAGAAGTACGAATTTGCTAAGTTTGAAGAAAGTGATCCTCGTTTCTACTATCCACGCTATCGCAATAACCCGGTTATACCATTCAGTGAGCGGTATTTTAGAAAGTTTGCACAGCGCGGCGTCGATCAAGAGGTTGACCTTTACGACGACGACTTTGGTCCTGTGGAGCTTTTTGTAAAGCGAACCTACAGCGAAAACACGACAAGCTTTTCTATGCGAGACCTGTCGGCTCGTGAGCGGTTCTCTACCATAAAGCTTTTGTACGACATGAAGGGAAAGGCAAAGTCGTTCTGGTTGCCTAGCCGCGCCAACGACTACAAGATTGTTGCACCNTTTTTCGGAACTTGGAGTTTCTAGTCAACACATGCTTTTCTTGTGTTGTTTGATTGCTCGTGTGGGTGGTATTCCGCAACATACTTTTGCNAAAGGTACGTGAAGCTTTAGCTTCTTGTCTTGACAACTTGCGCAGTCGTGTCAGTTCTCGCAACAACTCATTGCAGGTTGTGACACACAGCACAGGAACCCTTAACAGAACTTACACGTCACTTAATAACTCGGTTATTACAACCGCAGCAAATGAGATACGCAGCAGAGCGCAGGCAGGAACAGTAACAGGTGCCGCTGGCGCGGCTAACATAGCTTCATTCATGGCTTCTCGTATCGCGGCAGGCCAAACTCCTGTGCTCCTTATCGTAACAGACGGGTCTGTTACAAACTCTGCGCAGGTTTCCGCAATCCTGACTAACTTGGCTTCTGTCATCACTTCGGTTCGTATCGTGACTATGACATACAGCGATGCCCAGATAGCCAATCTCAATCCGTTTAACCTATCTGAGAGGGACTATCCTAAAGTTGCTCCTGACAAGGCATTATACGGTGTTGACCCTACTGTATCGACCCTAAAGCTAAAGGTGCGGCGTCTAACCCCACAGGACATGATCGGTAAGTCAATTCATTTACAGGATATAAACAATCGCCTAAGCTGGGCTACAAAGATTGTAAACTGTCACGTAGACCAAGACGGGTTCTATGACGTTGCTGTTGACACGATTGCGCCGTCTGCGGCTTTTGCTCTTAACAGGACTGTTGCATCTAGTCTTGAAAAATACTGCCTGACAAGCGATAGTGTGACCATAAAGATTAACGACTTTTTCGAGAGTGAAACCAACCTAAACTGCGCGAGGGTTCCAGAATGAACGACTACGACATTCGAGAAACATCGGAAGAAGACGGCTTTCCGTTCTTCGCCTATAAGTTTACTCGCGGAGACCAGAACTGGTTTTTGACGAGTTACAACGAAACTACCAGCTATGAGCAACAGGTCGATCCTGCTACAGATGAATCATTTTATGGCTATGGATTCTTTGACGCAGCCCATTTTCCCGAAAGTGCTATGTTCGGCACGTCTTTTCGCGCCTGCAATATCGAACTGTCTAGCGTTAAGACTGTAAAAGACATTGCAGCGGCGGAGATAACACTTACTCTTCCGCGTGACGACCCTTTTGCGGATGAGTTTATGAACTCGTTCTCTAAGCCTTCTACGCAGTTGACAATTTATCGTGGTCACACCACTACCGCAAAAGAACTTCGTATAAACTGGCGTGGTCGCATAGTTGCCAGTAAAGCCAAGGACGATATGCTCGAACTTATTGCGGAGAACGTCACTACGCAGTTGCTTCGCCTTGGTCTACGGGCTAAGTATCAAAAGACTTGCCGTCACGTTTTATATGGATCGGGATGTAATCTGGACATTGCCGACTGGCAGATTGACGGCACAATAACCAGTTATAGCCGCCTGACTCTTACCATTCCGCAGGCGGCTACACGCCCAGACAACTATTTCCAAGGCGGCATCGTAACTATTGGACAGAACAATGGTTTCGTCGTATCCCATCTTGGGGATAAGGTAACGCTAAATAGCCCTATGCAAGGTGTTGCCGACAACGTGGCTGTAAAGCTTGCCCCCGGCTGCGATTTGGGTATCACCACCTGTAGGACCAAGTTCAACAACCTTATCAATCACGGCGGCTTTCCGTTCATCCCGAACAAGTCTCCTTTTGGCGGTGCAAGCGTCTGGTTTATAGGATCATAACATGCCTTTTTGGAGTTGGATTTTACAGATCGCAATCGCACTGGTTCTTTCCTATGTTTTGCGACCTAAGCCTCAGAATAGACCGCCGCCGTCTCTTGATGACGTTGAAGCGCCTGTTGCCGAAGAAGGGAAGGCTATTCCTGTTGTATTCGGTCGCTGCCACGTCAGAGACTCTAACATTGTTTGGTATGGCGATTTCAAAACAAGAGAAATTAGAAGAAAAGGGGGTAAAAAATGATAGTAACAATAAAGGACCTCCGTTGGCTCGGTCTTTGTTCTGGTCAGTGTCGTAAGCAGTTTGTTGACAGGGGCCTTAGCTGGGATGACTTTCTTAAAAACGGAATCCATGAAGATATTCTTCGTGAAAATTTTCATGACAATGCAATCGTAATAGAATCGTTGGAGCGGCTTCATGGGCGGGGGTAAGGGCGGTAGCGTAGTTATCGGATATAAGTTCTTCTTAGGCATTCACGCAGTGGCCGCACACGGTCCGGTAGACGCTGTGCATCGTATATACTTTGGAGACCGTGTTTGCTGGACCGGCCTACAACTGTCTTTTAATATGATAGACGAACAGATACAGCGCATTCACTTCGCTAACATAACTATTGATGAACCTGAGCTTTACGGCGGCGACGATCTTGAAGGCGGTATATCCGGCAACCTGATCTTTGCTCCGGGGTGGCCTGATGCCCCGAAGAACAGTTACCTTGTAAGCAAGCTTGGAAACGATAACGTCTCTGCTTACAGAGGCGTTACTTCTTTTATTCCACAGCAAATGTATCTTGGGAATAATCCGTTTTTGAAGGCTCTTACTTTTATTGTAAGTCGTCTCTATCTAAACGGCTATGGCGATGGACCTATATGGTATCCTCAAAAATCCGCTATTCTTGACCCAGCCTACCTGCCACCTGACGAAACGCCGTCGCTCGTGGATACCCTGTTAAACCCTTTTGCGGCGCTGTTAGGGAGCTGGCAGAATCTACTTGCCAGAGAAGAAAAGTACACCTATGACGTTGATGTGTACGCGCCTTACAGTGCTAACTCGGATATGAATCCGGCACACATAATATACGAGTGTTTGACTAATGCAAAATGGGGTTTGTCACAACCTGTTTCACTTATCAACGATGCTAGTTTTAGAGAGGCGGCAGACTACTACTATGATCAAAACTTCGGTATCAGTCTAAAATGGAACCAAGAAAGCGACGTTAAAGAGTTTCTTGAGGTTGTTCAATCTCATGCGAACGCAGATGTGTACATCGACCCCTTTACAGGTCTTTGGAATATCAAGGTTATAGCAGGAGACTACGACATAGAAACGCTTCCTGTGATAAGCGAAGCCGACATAGTTGAATATGACGAAATTATACGCCGTGAGTACGCAGAGTGTATCAATTCTGTTAATATAGACTTTATGGACCTAGAGACGGGTGATCGTCGCAGCCTTGTTGTTCACAACATTGCGGCTATTAGGCAACTTGGTCAGGTAAATTCCAGCACTGTTTACTTTAAGGGTATAACACGCAGCGATCTTGCGTTACGTGTAGGTATCCGCGAATTAACGGCTCTCGGATACCCGTTGACTACGGGTAGGGTCGTTGTAAGACGCGGCGCTGCTTACAACCTAAAACAAGCAGGTGTATTCAAACTCAACTCCCCTGACTATAACATTTTTGACGAGGTTATGCGTATTACGTCTATTGATTACGGCGATGTAAAAAGCAGCAAAATTACCATTGAGTTTACGCAAGACGTATTCTCTCTAGACACGTCTGGGTTTGCTTCGCCGGAGATGCCGGATGCGTTACCGAATGTTATTGGCGTAGAGCCTCTTGATATACGCTACGTTGACGAAGCGGATTACTACAGTCTTGCTCGTAATCTTGGAGATAGCCTAGTCAACCTTGAGCTAAACGATAACCCTTTTGTGGGACAGTTGCTTACCGTAGCTACTCGCTCTGTTACAACAGAGCTTAGCTATAATCATCGCGTGTCTGACGACGATGGGGCTACTTATCTTACAAAGACACGCGGCTCTTTTTCACCGGGCATGATTCTTACAGATGCGCTTCCTGATAATCCCGCTGACATAACTGTTGCCTTTTCTGGCGAGGTTGATCTTGCTGAGCTAGAGAACAACCCTCTGCCTCTTCTCGCAGCAGTAAACAAGGAATACGTAAGGATAGAGGCTATCGACCTGACGCTTCAAACAATTACGCTTAAACGCGCCGCTGTCGATACACAGCCTATGGCACACCCTGCTAATTCGCCTCTAGTTGTGTTGCAGAATTTTCAGAACTTGCTTAGAGATGATTACTCATCTGGGATTGATATTTTAGTAAAACTACAGACAGTAGGTATTACCGGGATTTTGCCTCTTGCCAGTGCATTCACTGACGAGGTAAACTTCCAGCATCGCGCAGTAAGACCTTTCCCCCCGCAAAACGTGACTATAGACGGCTCTTATACCCGCGTTATAGCGGCGTGGACAGGATCACTTGTATTTGCTTGGGCGCACCGTGATAGACAACAGTCTACAAGTGTGCAGGCAACCCATTACACGATGGGTAGCTACGGACCTGAGCCGGGAACCTTTTACGAGTTGGGTATACAGTTCTTTGGAGCAGACGATTTACTGATCGAAGAGGTATTGCCTCTAGATACTACAGACGCTACAATAACTGTAAATACGGAAGACTTTCCTCTACCTACAGACACGGCTTATGTACTGCTCACGCTGACAAGCAAACGAGACGGCTTCGAAGCCCTTTACCCTTTCATCGCAAGACATGACGTTCCGTAAAGGAGGATGACCATGACCGAATGCGGCAACATTGGACAGAACTTTCTTCTGCCCACAGAAAATCCTCCCGGCGGATTGATCACTGGCGCTGAGATGGCGTGTATGATGAACGACCGTCTGATTGCGCTTCTTGAAACGCATAACGGGCTTGATCGTCCTGCGTATGCGTTGCCGGGAACCTTGTGGTCTGACGAACTGTTCAACCTTTACCTCTATGACGGGGTAGAGGATAAGCCTGTTACGGCAACAGCCCGCGCCGTGGCAAGAACTTTCTACGTCACTATGGATGGAAGCGACAGTGCGACAGGTAACACAACCTCGGCACCCTTTGCTACGGTGAACCGAGCCATTCAGGCGATACAAGAGCTTCACGCTCTACAGGCACCGGGAACTGAAAAAGAGTCGCACATCGTTATTGTTCATCCCGGCACTTACTTTGTGAATCCTGACACAGAGGTTCCTGAGAACTGTGCCATATACGGTTACGATCTTCGTGTTACCAAGTTCAAGCTTCCTCCACAGGTGAGTCGCCAAAACAACATGTTCTTGATGAACAGCGGCATCAAGGTGCGGGGTATCACTTTCTCTGGCTTGCAGCACGAAACGCCTCCTGTCGATTGGCAAGTAGCTTTCGAAGCCGAGTATGGTTACACGCCATCCGCTAATCACCCCTATCCGCCGAAGAAAGGGTTTGCATTCGTGTTCAAACCGGGGGCCTTTATAACGAGGTCTCCGTATATCGCAGACTGTTCACAGCTTCACGATTTCGACAACGATACGATGACGTTGCCAATCGACTTCGTGAACAACAACCCGCTTATGCCTAAAGGTGGCGGCAACATTCGCGCAGATGGTTCGGTGCTTGCGCCGTCATCGCCTCTGCGGTCGGTTGTGGTTGACTCGTTTACTGCGATCAACCCTAACGGCGTAGGATACCTTATCGAAAAGAACGCCTTCGTCCAGCTTGTGTCTGTGTTCACCAACTGGTCGCGGGTAGGCTTGTGGTCGCTTGCTGGCGGGCAAATGACGGTTGCCAACTCGAACAATACGTTCGGTGACTACGCAATGGCATCCACGGGGTTCCGTCACCAGATCACAATACCTGACGGTCAAATCACCCAGATAAGCGGAAATAATCTTGCGGCAGCGGGTAACGCTCTTGAGTCTCTTGTCGAGGACGTTGTAACCCAGCTTATGACGATTCGTTACCCCAGCGTTCCGAACTATAACACGGTTATTGCGTCTAATTCGACACAGGTGGCCCTTACTGAAAGAGATACGCGCACCCTTCTGCGGCAGATCATCTACGATTTGAAAGCAAGCTCCGATAAGGGCAACCAATACTTCATCAAGGGCCTGTTTGATTGGAACGCAAAGCTTGCCTTCAACACCACTCTGATACCTATATTCGTCGGATGCTGGAACGAAGTTCGTGATGCTATTGCGTTCTTCTTGGACGATCCTTTGTATCAGGACGCTAGTAATCTTGTTGCAGCACTGATCGACCGTATCAATCAGGTTGTGCAATCTGCGGCGGTTCCTGCAAATACGCTTTATCGAACCGTTTATACGTCTGTGATCGAAGCATCTGGTCAACAGTTCAGCTACGCAGGTTCCGGCGTGAACTACAACGCTTTGCCTGCTTCGCAGCGAGGAGTCGGTTTTGCTCCTGATCCTTCTGCCTCTATTCTGAAAACGGAAGGCGGCAGGGTTTACGCTACCTTCGCTACAGAAGTGGGTGACACCTATCTTGGCGAAGACTTGCGGGTGGACTTTGAGCGTAATACAATCGAAGGGCAAGCGTTCTCTCGTGGTGTGCAGAACATTACCTTGCCGCTGATCATCGGAATAGGAGGCTAACGCGATGGCTGTTCAAATCATAACACCGAGACCGCCGCTCAATCTGTTTGAGGTAATTCGTTTGCCTCTTTCCGATCAGTGGGAAACGATCTACGAGGTTCCTTTCTATCGGATACCTGCAAGTGGTCCTAACCCGGAGCAGATCATTCAAACAGCCGCCATTATGACGGGTATTCTTGTAACCCCTACTGGCGGCGGCAACGCACGGGCATCTCTTCGCATACTTTCTGCAACCAATGTGCCTTTCCCGATCATTGATCAGGCGTATGCACCAGCCAACGATTTCTTGTCGATGGTTCTTGATCGGCAAGTCGTTCGGTCAGGCGAGCTTATCCAGATGAAAATCGAAACAGGTGAGCAAGCATATGCTCACTTCTCGTTCATCCTCAACCAACGCGAAGCTTTCACGGTGCTGACATGAGCAACAAAACCCTCCGTTATGGCTCTGGCAAAAGCCCTTTCGTCGGTCAGTCGATCATCTACCCTGTTCCGATCCCTCTCGATGCCACGCAGTACGAGGGTGCGGTGATCGTTGCGGAGGATGGGCAGCTGTATTACTCCAACGGCTTCGACTGGGTGATCCCGACCGAAGACGTGGAAATCTCGCGGCCTTCGGCGCGGGTGCCGACAAACTCGCTTGAGCAGACCCAGCTTCGCCTTTCAGCGTTTCGCAGTCCTGCAGGGCTCTCGCAGGTCGGCATCCTGTTCGAGATCAGCACGAACGGTGTGGATTTTGTCGACGCGGAGACCCGACTGGTAAACGATGAGTTTGCGTCGCTCTACCAGCTTCTTTACCCGGAGGACGGCTTTGAGCCGGGCGACGAGATTTTCTGGCGCGGCAAGTACCTTGGCACGGATGGGGGCCAGTCCGAGTTCTCTATCCCTTTCAGGCAGACATTTCCCCAGTTGATCGATGACCCTACGGCGGTCACACGCCAAGGGGCGGTCACAGGAACGGTGGAACTCTCCCCTTTCTTCAGCGCGCTCGGCTTGGACTACGTCGAAACGCAAATCCGGTTTTGGGAGGACACCGCCAATCCAGCAACTGATGCGCCGGTGGCAACCGTCACTTCGGTAAACGGTGCTGTCGTCAACCTGCCCGCAGAACTGGTCGAGGGGCAAGCATATCAGTGGAGCGGGCGCTACGGCGGCCGACAGGGCGGCGCTGGTCCAATCCTCTATACGGAGTTTACAGCTCCGCGCTTTATCCTGAAGGGCGTGGCGTCGATGATTTTGGTCTACGATCCCGCGCTGGCGCTGAACCGCACGATCAACCTGCCGATGGGCGTCTACGGCGGCATCGTCAATGTCACCGTGGACTGGGGCGACGGGACGTCAAACGCCTACACCACTGGTGGCATTCGGTCGAAGACCTATGCGGCGGGGGTCACGGGCCTTGTCACAGTCATCATTAGTGGTCAGCTTGAGCAGTTTGGCGGGAACACGAACATCCAAGGCTTGGTGCGCGTCGACAACATCGGGGTCGGTCTCGGCCTCAACTCGCTGCGTGAGATGTTCCGCAACGTGACCTCGAACACGACATTCTGCACGCCCAACATCCCGCCCACGGTCAAAAGTATTCGGGGAATGTTCTTAAATGGCAACGTAAACTTTAATGTGACTGGCTTTACGGTCGATCAGGTGGAGGACTTTTCCGAGTGTTTTAAGGACAACACTACATTCAACCAGAACATCGGCGGCTGGGACATGTTCTCTGCCCAGACGCTTGAGTCTATGTTTGAGGTTGGCGTGGGCAGCAACTCCTTTAATCAGAACATCGGCGGCTGGAATGTGTCCACCGTAAAGAGCTTCAAGAATATGTTTGCTTTACGCAATGTTGCGCAAATTCAGGTGTTCAACCAGAATATCGGCGGCTGGGACATGTCCTCTGCGGAAGATATTTCAGGTATGTTCGGGCTTGTTAGTACAGCCGGTACCCCAACAGGGAGTCATGCGTTTAACAACGGGGAATCTCAAAGCATAAATAATTGGAATGTTAGCAATGTAACTAACATGCGCGGTGTGTTTGGAAACAATTCCAACGTTGGAGGCAGTATAGCTGCTCATGCTTTCAACCAGCCCATAAACCAGTGGGACGTATCGAAGGTAACTAACTTTTCGCAGATGTTTAGTGTGGCCCGATCGTTTAACCAGTCGCTTGCAGGATGGAACTTGTCGTCGGCCACTAGCGTAAGCAGGATGTTTGCAGGCTCAGATTTTAGCAACGACGTCAGTGGTTGGGTGCTACCTACCAGTCTTCAAGAGCTGTTTACTGCATCAATCTTTAATCATCCATCAATATCATCGTGGGACACTTCCTCAGTCCTTGATATGAGTAGCTTGTTTAGGGGCGCTGCCTCCTTCGACCAACCGGTAGGTGCGTGGGATGTCTCAGGCGTTACAAACATGTCGCGAATGTTTGAACATGATCCAAATTCGCGCACTAACACCTATGCGTTCAATCAACCAATAAACGATTGGGATGTCTCAAGTGTTACAGACATGTCGCGAATGTTTGCGACCAGTTATGCAGCGGCCAGCAACGTAACTCACAGTTTTAACCGGCCCTTAAACCAATGGAATGTTGAAAATGTTTCAACTATGGAGGCCATGTTTGCGCGCTTTACCGGTGGCGCTCAGTCTAACAATTTTAACCAAGACATCTCCATGTGGAAGCTTCGATCATCTGGGGTAAACCTGAACGATTTCTTGCGTAGAAGTGCTGGGATACTTTCCTTCTCGACTGAAAACTACTCCAAGCTGCTCGCGGGGTGGGCCAACTCGATTACGGACCGAAATGGCCCGTTTAACGTAGTTGCGGGTTTCGGAGACCGAAACTACCACAACACTACCTATTTCCCCGGCGAACCTTACGAAACTGCGGTTACTGGTCGCGCTTACTTGACCAACTCGAATAGAGTTGAAGTCTCTGGTGCATCAACCGCCAACGCCGATGGCACCTATCTGTTCAACACGGGGACGCAAGCCTACGTCAAGTCGGCGAACGGCTGGTACTTCCTCAAAGTCAGCAACGCCTGGGTGCTTTTCAACAATCTCGACCAAGCGCAAGCAACGCAGCAGGACAGCGCAAACCTCGCGGGACCGCATCTGGTGCAAACTTGGGACGGGGTTCTCGCAAGCGCGACAGTCCGGCGGACAGGCGCGGCATGGACGATTACTGATGGAGGATTGGTCTGATGTTCTGGATAGCGCACGACAAACACACGATCCATAGCGGCGAAGTTACAGATGGGACTTCGGTCACAACCGGCTTGCCGCATCTTGAGACCTATCCGACCGCGCGAGAGCAGACCCAGCGGCTGATCAAGCTGCGAGAAAACTATCCCGCAGCATTGGCCGAGTGGATTCAGACGAAGCGCCTCCAGGATCCCCGCGCTAAGCTGGCGGACTATCGCTGGCAGCGCGAAACGGGGGGCATTACGCTGCCGACAGGTATCTTTGTTCGCACAGACAGGGAGACGCAATCACGACTTGTTGAGTCTTTTACCAGTGTGCAAAGCGGTCTTCTTTCAGCGCCTATCAAATGGAAACTCACCAGCGGCGAGTGGGTCACTCTCTCGATTGAAGAGCTTGGCTTCATAATCGCCGCAGTTTCCAATCATGTGCGTAACTGCTTTGAAGCAGAGCGACTTGTAGAGCAGCGGTATATCGACGGAACCGTGACAGACGTGATTACCGCGTTTGACGAAGAGTTGGAGAACTTGAAATGAGTTCCTACACCAAGCCCAGTGATTGGTGCAAACCTGTTGGCGGCATTGTATATGTCGCCACCAAACCGCTTTCTTGGGAAGTGGGTGTAAAAGGTAGCGGCTTGGTGATTAATGTGCCAGAGGGAGCCTTGTTCGACGTGTCTATACCCGTAGGACTGCGGTGGCTGTTTGATCCGCATAATCCTGCCTACCTAAAGGCTGCTGCATTGCATGACGAAATGCTACTACGTGGTTGGGCGCGAACTACCGCAGGGGCGGAGTTTCACGAAGCTTTGCGCGCAGACAAAGTATCCGCATGGCGGCGTCTAGTAATGTGGTTGGCTGTGTCTTTGTTCAAGTTTTCCTGACGGCACACCATTCTATATAACGCGGCTAATAACCGCGTTATATACTTTTTTTGGTGCTCGTTGATCAGCTACTAAAATACGTATATAGTTGAATAGTGATCTACATACTATTGTTAGCAGTCTACTGCACATACCTTTTACAAAAGCAGTCATAACGAGGGATGTGCAATGACCGGACCCAGCCCACAGAACTTAAAAAACCTTGCCGCATTCATAAGAGATGCAGCTACCATAGGAACCGCCGTATCGGTAGTAATGGGTTTTTTGTTTTGGGTAGTAATAACTCTATGGGGAGCGCAGTTAGCCAACCATGCCACAGAGATTCTACGGCTTGATAGGCTGGCTACACAGGAGGATGTGCAGGAGCTTTCTCAACGTGTCGATGCTCTTTCCGAACGAGTGAGCGGACTAGCTGGTGATCAACGTATCGCCATTGTTGATCTTTCAAGAAGTTTTGTGCGTTCGCCTGTTCGCCCCGGTGGCGACGTTGACGCAGTTATCTATGCCATGAGAACCGAGCGCGGCAGTTCTTGTATTATTACACGAGCCGCAACTATTTTCGAAACAGAAAGCGGGCTTCGCGTTCCCGGTCCTGAGCGATCTGCGGCTGGTCAGCTTCCTGCTTCCATGACACGTCTTCGTTTTCAATATCCTGTTCCAGAACTACCCCCCGGAAGAACGGGTGTGTGGATGGTCGGAACCTACGACTGCCCGTGGGGTCCAGTCGTTGAAGAACAAGGTCCGCTTATCTTTATGATGGAGAGTTGAATGAACCTCTACGAAGCTACCCGTGAACTGCATCACTCGGCAGAGCAGCATCCGCTTGCTAAGTCTATGATGGACGGTTCAATAACTGAGCAAGCGTGGTGTGATTGGTTATACGCAATGTGGGCGGTGCATTCTGCCATCGACATTAGCGTTCCTGAGTGTGTGCGGCGGGCAGCTTCGCTACAGCAAGACATGATGGACATGCTACCTGTTTCGCCGTTTCGATCATCCGCAGCCGTTTCTTTTGCAAGAACTCTTGATAACCCCATCGCTATAGGCGGTGCCGCCTATATCTTTATCGGCGCACATCGTCGCGGTGGCAGGGTTATCAAAAAAGCGATGGAGGACGCAGGTCGCGGTCTTCCAAACAGCCATACTGTGTTCGAAGACAACCAAGCGTCTGAGTTGTTTGTTCGGAACCTTCGTAACTACCCCGACTTGGCGATGGGAGCTAAACGGGCTTTTGCCGCAGTCGTTGCTATAATGGACGAAATACACCAGCGGAACGCACAGTCTAATCTACTTCTATAACCCGGTTATAGCCAAAGGGAAATGCTATGCAGAAGTGGAAATCTTACGTCAACATTACGTCGCTTGCTTGGTGGGGGGGCATATTCGCTATTGTTCTCGGCGTTCTTGGTATTGTCATGCCTGAGAGCTATGCTGTTACTGAGGTTGGGAAGCTAGTCATGCTTCTGATCGGCGGCAGCGAACATTCGTCCCCCGGTATGATGATAGCCTTCGGCATGGGTGTTATCGGTATTCGGGCCAAGCTTGAAAGGAAGGAATGGGATGTTTAATATCGACCTATCGTGGATCATGGGCGGTGTAGTCGCTTTGGTCACACTGATTGGCGGTTGGCTTCGCGTCCGATCTGCCAATAAACAAGGAATCGAACAAGGCCGCAACGAAATCATCAAAAAGGTGGAGAAAGCCGATGCACAACGCGCAAGTGACATCAGACAACGAGTGGAAGCCGCTAAGCAGCGTAGTGAAGAAAATCCTGCTGGCGACGGTGGCGACAATGGGGCTGAGCGGGTGCGAAGCAGCAAGAAACCTGCTAAGCCCGCCCGCACAAGTCGCGGCTATCGAGACTGAACAAGCTCTTTGCGAGTCTTGGCGAGACTCTCTTCCTTCTCGTTCCAACGCAGATACAGAGCAAACACAGGACGAAATCGAGAACGCCTACAACGTGTTTCTCGCCGCATGTCCGGGCTACGAACTTCCGTTCTGACAAAGGTTGTAAATGAATGTAGAAGCCCTGCGTTTTTCGTGGGGCTTTTTTCATGAAAAAAATCTTTGATAACCTTATTGACAAAAAAGTCTGATGCTGTATATTGGCATTGTGGTTGACGTGGATACTCGCTGGTTTCCTCTGGCAGAGCTAAACGCGGGATTGGTCTACATTACAAGTAGGCAGTCCCGCGTTTTCTACTTTCAATCGGTGATCTTCTTCGATATACTCGGATCACCTATCGTTATAACCACGGAGCTATCATGCAGACCGACGAACTTACGTCTATGGACAATCTGCGACGGCAGATCGACATTACCACGCGGGCGAGTATCGGCATCATTGCCATTCGCAGTCCCGTCACCGAGGTATTTCGCGTCGTAGAGACCATCTATCTTTCCGCCAAGGCCAATCAATCCGCGTTCCGTATGTGGTCGATGCTTCACGGCTGGGCTGCTTACGAAGAGGACGTTGTAGCCGACTTGCTTGCTACGATGGACGGTGACGATGACAAGCTTTTCAATCCTATCAAGCCGCTTGTGACGCATCGCAATACCATTGCATATCTGCAAGCGTTTGAGGCTATCTTTTCGGATGACGTGGAGCGCCGCGACTTCCCTGACGATTGCTTCTACGCCATGATCGACGCGCATCACTACTTCGAAGAGCCGGGTATGCAAGCGGCTATCCGGCGACAGGCGCAACGGGCCTATGACAGCGATCAGCGTATCTTTATCGTGCTGCCAGAGACAGCCGAAATCCCCGATGCTGTTGCTCCGTATCTGCATATCATCGAATACGAGTATCCGAAGCTTTCCGAGCTTTCGCAGGTGCTTTCCATGATGATCGACAATCTCGAAGAGCATCTGCAACCAGAGCTTGACGACGAGATGCTTCGGGTTATCGGTCAGAACGCACTCGGTATGACCAAAACAGCTTTCGAGAATGCCGTCGCGCTTTCTATTACCGACTGGTATCAGGACGCGGGTTCCGACTCTAATAACCGTGTTACATTCGATCACATTTGCTCGTGGATACGGAAATACAAAACGGAAGCCTTGCGCAAAACCGAGGTTCTGGAATTGCAAGAGTCCTTGCCTGTCGATCAGATCGGCGGCTTGCAAAGCTACAAGCAATGGATGGAAATGCGCAAACGAACGTATGAGCCTGCGGCCATTGCACGAGGCATCACCCCATCGCGGGGCGTTCTTGTTTGCGGCGTTCCCGGCACTGGTAAATCGCTTATCGCTAAGGCCGCAGGAGCGCAGCTTGCCTTGCCCGTTGTTCGCTTCGACATTGGTCGGGTCTTCGGCGCATACGTTGGTCAATCTGAGGGACGTATGCGAAGCGTCCTAAAACTGCTTGATGCCATGTCGCCTTTGGTGCTTATGGTCGATGAGGTCGATAAGGGCTTTGCCGGAACGTCTCGCGGCGGTTCCAATGACGGCGGCACGTCTATGCGTGTGTTCGGCACATTCCTTACATGGATGCAGGAGCGCAACCAAAAGGAGCGGCCAGTCTTCCTTGTGTTCACCGCAAACCGCGTTCAGGGATTGCCCCCAGAGCTTATGCGCAAGGGCCGTCTGGACGAGCTTTGGGCCGTCAACTCGCCTAACGATGACGAGCGGATTGAGATTATCCGCATTCATGCCAAGAAGCGAAAGCTTTCCATCGCAGAGAGCGATCTTCCTTTGCTTGTGCAGCATTCGGATGGTCTTGTCGGCTCGGAAATCGAGTCTCTGGTCGAACAATGCCTTGTTCGTGCTTACATGAGCGACAGTAAGGCACTCACGGTCAAGGACTTCCTCAAGGAACGGCAATACCTGAAACCGTTGCGCGAAAGCTTCGCGGAGGACTTCAAAGCAATCGAGGATTGGGGCAATACCCATGCTCGTCTCGCCTCTGCACCCGTGGAAGCAAAAAACACTCCGCGTATCAAGCCTGTCAAGAAAGCCGGGGTTGTGCGCAAGGGTCCACGGTCGCTACACTAATAACACGGTTATACGCAGGGAGCAGTTATGCCTTTAATTGAGTATTGCACAGGATCAGACAGCTTTTCGGCTAGGGGGTCTACCCCTAGTCGGAGCGTCTCTTTAACAGCCTTGGTCTATAACACTAGGTCTGGCTTTTTCGAAAACCCTCGGTCACTGACTAACGGCGGCGACGTTTGCAAAGTGGACAAGGTTCACAAAGCTATGCCTGCGTCCACTGTTCTAGCGCAATCGCCGGGAAACTGGTTCTACTATCGTACAGAGGTTCGCAGCGGTTCCCTATGGGCATTCGAGCTAAAGCGGCGCACTGGCGGGCCGTTTGCTTTCGAAACCGAGATGCTTCTTGTTCGCTTCTATCTCAAAGCACCTTTATATCGGGTAAGAATTTTCTTGCCTGATCATCCGTTTGCTAACGTAAGCGAGCTTGACTTTGTTTGGAACGCTCAGCGTATCCGAACGCACGATCAGCTAAGTCCTGACGAGCTAAACGCTTTCAAAAAGCTGACTGGCGAAACCAGCGAATTTGTCGTTGACGTTACGCAGCAGGACGAAGAGCTTCCATCTTGGAGCTTCACCGAAATGGAAAAAGCGGCTCCCAAAACCAAGAAGCTTGTCAAATCCAAAGACAAGACGCCTCTGGCTATCAACAGAGTCAAAAAGCTTCGACTGTAAGGAAACCTCGGCTTGCCTTGCAATGATTACTCGGGTAAGCTATTCTTATAACAAACCACGAAAGGAAATCGGCATGAGCCACAACATCGTCTTGACAGGCGTCCGATACGACGACCTGCGGCTTCTTGGGGAGGTTGTAAAAGACCTTTCGCAAGGCCAAGCAAAGCTGATGCGGAATCAGAAAACCTTCCGCACCTATCCCGGTCAGCCGACTGACTGTGAGCATTGCATCACCATGCCGGGAAGGCATGACATCGGTCTCAAGCGCAACAGCGAGGGATCGTATGACATGATCTTCGATCCCTACGGCATGAGCAACGTCTTTCAGGCAAAGGGCGGGGCCTATGTCTATGGGGAATCGGCTATCGGGGCCATTGCACAAGAATACGTGCTTCGTGCCGCTGAAATCCGTGCCGCGCAACAGGGCTACAGCACCCAGCGCATTCCCGGCAAGGATGGTAACGTCTCTCTCGAAATCGCGGTGAGCTAACATGAAGCGGATCATCATGGAAGTAAGCCCTATCGGTCGCACCAAGATCGAAGCCGAGGGTTTTGAGGGCGGCACCTGCATTGACGCCACGGCTCCTTTCGAGGGCCTTCTGAACAAAGTTGCACGGGAGCGGCAAACCGTTGGTGAGTGCGGCCCCCGCAAGGACAACGGCGAAAGGATCAACATCTGATCGTCGTTTAGCTGGGCGTGTCATTGCGCCCAGCGTTGCTACCAGAGCCAGATGTTCCTGCGAGGAAAGTTTAGCGCAGGTATCCCGAAAATGCTTCCGACAAGGCCGGAAGGGGTGTAAAACTAGCACTGTAAGGGTGTGGATTATCACGCTGCAACATAAGCCGTAGAAACCGACCTGAGTAAGTCCACGAAAGCATCGGGGATAGGTCTGCGGGGTTAGTTGTACGGGCGGGTGTGTCGGTTCGATCCCGGCTCTAGACTCTGGTAGCGATTTTGGGAGTGTAGCTCAGCGGTTAGAGCTGTCCGCTCATAACGGATAGGTCGGGGGTTCAAATCCCTCCACTCCCACCACCTATAACCCTGTTACAAAGGAAACACCCATGTCTAACGGCATCCATCCAGCCCCGCAGGAATTTTCAGAGGAACAGCTTGCTGCTGATCCGATTCTGCGGTTCTTTCACTACTCGCATTTGCCGCCGCATCTGCAAGTGCATTCCAAACCGTTCTGCGATCTGGCAAAGCATGTCGTGGAAACGCTGCCGCGCAATGCTGAACGCTCTGTTGCCTTGCGCAAGCTTCTCGAAGGAAAGGACGCGGCTGTTCGCGCTATGGTGGGAGCATGAGCAAGGTCTCGAAAGCCGACTTTGGCAAGGAAGCCACTGACAAGATCACGGGCTTTACTGGAACCATCGTCGCAGTAAGTTCCTACATCACAGGCTGCGACCAAGTGCTCCTGCAACCGCCGTTCAAGAAAAACGAATGGAAGGATGGGCGCTGGTTTGACGACGACCGTCTTGAGCTTACTGGCAAGAGCATCGACTTCAAAACGACCGAAGGCGCTCTTCGCGGCGGTCCTGATCGTGGAGCGCCTGTAAAGTGAGCTACACACCCGGAGAGCGTCAAGCTAAGTCTGTGCCACCCGCCGACTCTGAAAGCCGCAACCCCTTTGAGCTTCCTTTTGCCGAAGCAGGATACGAGCAACTAGCCCGCATCTTGGAAGACGCCTATGGTCAAAGCGCCAGAGGCAAGGGTAGGAAGCGTCACGCTAACGGCTTGCCTTTCGAGAAACAACCGATCATGGAAATCGGTCGCATGTCTGGCGTAGGCGGTCACGTCTACCAGATCATGAAGAAAGCTCAGGAAGCCGGAAACATGAGCAAGCGCGGTGAACACGAAGCCGCTATTGCTGAGTTCTATGGCGTGATAGTCTACGCGGCTGCTGCTATTCTTCTTACCGAAGAAGAGGGCGGCATCGTCCACAAAGCCAAGTAACCATAGCCCGCAGTAATAACCGTGTTACTGCGGGTTACTACATACAGGATAGCCATGTCTGTTTTCTATTTCCAAAACGAGGCTTACCATTTTCCTGACAACTATCGGGAATGGGATATTCAAGTAGACCGAGACGTTGCCCGTATGGCTTTCCGAATAACTTCTAGGGCAACGGATACTACAGGTCAGCAACACGGCTGCGAAAGCACTGTTGACGATCTTCATCTGAGATACTCTGCCAACGAAGCGCAAGAGTATTTTCGACATGTTATGAGAAGCCACCTGCGGCGCATTGACGACTATTCGCAAGACCTTGCTTTGCAGGGAATCAATCTGAGGCCACGCTATGCAAGCGGCGGGTCCGTAAGAAACCCATCGCAGCGACTTGTCGGTGAACAAGGTGCGCCATACATCGGTATCGACAGGGCTAGTGGTCCTGACGTAACAGCCGTGGCTATAGCCCGCGCATCTCGTTCAGCAGAGCAACTTGGGCAATCCATGTCTGCTATTTCACAAGCTATTGCTAGTGCGGACTTTTCAGCAATAGAACAACGATTGATGGCTATCTACGGAAATAACACACCAGAGTCTTTGTTTCCTAGCGAATACGAAAAGCCAACAGAACCAGAGCAGCAAGAAGAGAAACCAAAGCGTAAACGACTTCAACAGAAGCCGCCTTCCGAGGCTCCTGCGCAACTAGCTGTGAAACCAAAACCAAGAAAGTTGCGCCTATAACGCGGCTATAGTATAACTGTTCTCAGCTTTACTAAGCATAACGCAGGCTACTGTAATACCCGCGCCTAAATTAGCCGTAAAAGGCACATGCCGTTCCGGCCTACCCCTTTCCTTCTACAGCACCGCTACAAGTCTCCTACGCCCGAAAAACGCGCGTTTACGAGCCGTTTTACAGTAAGCCGCAACCGCGTTATACTATGCAACATCGCGCACTTGAAAAGGACTGAATCCTATGACCCAAGCAAACCCCGCACACGCCACGGTGACGGCTGCTCTCGCAAAGCTGGACGCAGGGCGACTGCTGAACAACAACGGCGTTGCTCCGACGCACAAGCGCCAACTGATCACGGACATCGTGAAAACGGTCATCACTGTCGATGGCACGTTTGACCGCGACACGCTCGGCGGCGGCTGGGTCGAGTTTGGCACCCGTGGCGTCGAACTGGCGCTGACCAACTTCGATGCGCAACTGCGCAACCCCGATTTCAACTGGGGCGATGAAGCTTCGCGGCGCACCCTGATCATCACCACGGTTGATCGCGTCTACAACGACATTCGTGACAATGACACGCTGCTTACCATCTTCGGTATCGCCAAGGCGTCCTACGACATGACGTGGGTCGATGCCAACGATGACTTCATCGAAGATGCGCTGCAAGCTCCGCAGGCTCTTCTGGCACCTGCGATCACTGGCACGGCAGAAGAGGGCGAGACCCTTACGGTTTCCAACGGTACGTGGACTGGTCCGACCCCCAGCTACACGTATGAGTGGTTCCGTGACGGCGTTCTCATCGAAGGCGAAACCGGGAACACATACGACCTCATTGAGACGGTCGCGGCTGATCCCGAAGCTGAGCCGCCTGTCGAAGCCGTGGAAGGCGATGCTGGCAAGACCATTCAGGCCCGCGTCACCGCGACCAACGACATTGGCGCAACCTCGGCATTCGCTCCCGCTGTGGAAATTGCCGAACTGGTCTAATACTACCAACCTCCCTGTTGGAAACTTGCCCCGGTCGAAAGGCCGGGGTTTTTTCTTTGCGCAACTGTAATAACACGGTTATACTAAAGCTCTAACCACGGAGCTTTACCATGACCGAAAAAACCGTAGTAACAATCGACATGCGAGGCCGCGCCCAATTCACTCGCGGCGAACAAGTAGCGCACAAGCTGCTTGACGATCAGTTCGACAAAGGCGACATGCTTCGCGTCACTGACATCGTTATGGAGCCTTCCAGCAAAAAATACATGATTAAGTGGCTTGAGGGGCCGCACAACGAAAAGCTGCATGATGCTGCTATTTACGCATACGTCTTTGGTAAAGCCGCGCTGAATTACCACAAGGTTTGGATTGCTGGAAACTTCGTATTACTGTTCGACACCTATGAAGATGCCGTCGCTCACGAACGCGAGTGCCTTGCCGTGATGCGCAAACAAGGGATCGTATTCTCTTAAACAAAAGGAGCGACAAATGACACGCGACGATAGCTGGCACAAATCCATGTATGAACGGGTTCTCGTAGGAGCGAACACCACGGGGCCTGCATGGGACGACCTTACGGAAGAGCAGAAAGCCAAGATACGTGCCGCCAATAACGAGCATCACGAATACATGGAAAAGCTCGGAGACGCTATCCGCACTGGCGGGCCTCTGCCAAGCCCTTTCATGAAGCTGCAATAACGGGGTTATATCATGCGCGTTCTTGTATGCGGCGGAAGAGATTACAGTAGCTATAACAAGGTAAAAAAGGTGCTATCCGAACTTAGGCCAGCACCTACTCTTATTATCCACGGAGGGGCGCGGGGCGCTGATAATCTTGCGGATAAGTGGGCTTTCGAAAACGGCATAGAGCGTGAGGTTTACAAAGCCGATTGGGATAAGCACGACAGACGAGCAGGGCCTATCCGAAATTCACAAATGCTCAAGGAAGGAAAGCCTGATCTTGTAATCGCGTTCCCCGGTGGAATAGGAACAGCGGACATGGTAAACAAGTCCTTACGAGCAAACGTCAAAGTCCTACAGATACCGTAAGGAGAACGCCATGATTGTAAACGGCACCAAGCTTCTTGAGCTTGCACCAATCAAGAACATGATCAACGAAAAGCGCCGTGGGCATGACGGCGTGAGCTACGGATTAGCCGAGGTTGGCTACGACATTCGTCTCAAACAGACAATCGAGTTTCGTCCGTCTGCTTGGGAAAAGAAACTTGGTAAATCCATCACCGAGGTTGTGACCCGTTTCTTTCCCGTTCTTGGACCTATGGTGACGGTTGACCGTGACGATTCCATCCCCGGAAACTTCACTATCGCCAGTGCAATCGAAGAGTTCGATATGCCTGATAACCTTGTTGGTATCGTGCATGACAAATCGACTTGGGCGCGGCGCGGCTTGTCCGTTTTCAACACCGTAATTGAGCCGGGGTGGAAAGGTTTCCTGACCCTTGAGCTTGTTTATCACGGCTACGATAAACTTGTGCTTGAAGCCGGGACGGGAATTGCCCAAGTAATCTTCCACGAGATTGCAGAGCCGCATAGCTATGATGGAACGTATCAGAACCAGCCTGATCGACCCGTGCATTCGCTTACCAAACAGTGAAAAAATTAAGGGGGAGCTTGGCCGCGAAACCTTGCTCCCCCTCTTGTTACAAGGCCCTGTGCGACCCTGCAACTCTTGACACTTAACCGATTTTTATGCTAAACTTCATTGCCGCGAAGCCTTGCACTATCGGTTGTGTCCACCTGCCACTACCCGTAGCGGTATGTCTAGCTCGGCCCCCAAACCAACGGCACATGCCAAACACAGGAGCCTTTATATGTCTTACGAAAAACTTTGTCAAGCTTTCCTATATATGGCCGAAGACACGTTGCATTCTCTTATGTATCTTGAACACACCATCATGATTCACCTAAGCCAAGAGGAAGAGCGGCTTATCCGCGCCATCTGGCACAGGTCTTCTCGGTTCGGCCAATACAAGCACGTTCGTATGACATACACCGACTACCTAGACGGTTCCGGCCCGTCCTACTGCGGCAACAATCCGATACCAAACTACGTTGTTACTGAGCGGTCTTTTTACCGCATCCAGAGCCGTCTTTTGCGGCTTGGACTCATCCACAAATCACCACAAAACAAGGGGTTTCTAATAACCTGTTATCCGCTAAATGCCATCGAACGTAATTCTACATTGATGGAAAAACTGCAAAGAGACACGGAGCGCGGACAGGCCATCGCGGCTTCCATAGAGAAATCCCTAACCTACTATGGTGAGTTTGCATCCTACTTTTTAGAGAAGCGGGAAGCCACGACCATACAAAGAACGACCCGCAAACTCTCGCTCGTAGCCACGCATACTGACCCCAAGGACATGTAAACTATGTTGCAAATTATTATATTGGCGGGTATAAATAAAAATCTGCAACATGACATACGAGTCAGGTAAACCATGACTCCTGAGTCATATTCATATAAAATACCTATCGGTATTTATAGAAAACGAACTCTTGCGCGCGTGTGCCACGCGCGCGAGGTAGCGGGGATAGAAAATGCCTAAGAAACTGCAACGCACCTACGCACCTTCTAATCTGCAAACCGCAGAGGATGCCTTGGCGCATGTAATGAGCCTTCGGCAAAAACACATGACAAAGCGCGAAGTTCGCTACACCGTCGCGGACGCCGTTGCGATATTCAAGGAAAACTGGGTTAGGCTTATGAAAGAGCACTTCCCGAATATCCCCGCTACACCCGTGTCTCCGACAAGAGATGTTCCGCGAATAAAGCGAAGTATTGTCACACCGTTGCGTGATGCGGGCGTCACTGTTTCGGAGTTTCTTCGTTTCGTTTTTGAACACTGGTCTTTGATAAGAACCACTCCGCAGTTTCGAAGCTTCAAGGCTTATCCCGATGCCCCTGCTATTGCGTGGGTTTTGAAATTTGCGGATTTGTATGTTTCGGCTTTCACCGAATATAAAACTCTGAACAACACAATCTTTGAAGAACCTGCCAAACAAAAGCAGGAAGAGCGTCAGGAAAAGAAAAAGGAACTTGTTAGCAAGGTTGTTCGGGTTGCCCGCGACGAAATAAGAAAAAAGGAAGCAGAGATTGCTCGGCTAAAGGCAGAAAACAAGCTCTTGCGTTCAAAGAAGCTTTCGGTTAAAACTCGTAAAGCCGCGAAGCCTACCGACCTACCAGATTGGAATTAACCTGTGCCAAAGCCCAGCAATAACACGTTATTCGAACGCAAGTATCAGCAAACACCGCTGTCGGTCATATCGGACGATCTGCGTGGGGCTTGCATTCCGCACGAGTATTTCCGATCACTGGTTCGCGGTAGTATAGGCTCTTCCAGCGTTTCCGACTTGAAAGCGTCTGCGCTGCAAGACGAAATCGCGGCTAAGCTTACTTGGTTCCATAACCAAGAAACCTATTCATCCATGTGGTTCAACAACCGCAATCAGTTTATCGCCGCTGCCACAGAGATACTTATCTGCGGTATAGGGTCAGTCGCTTACATGACCCCGGCCAGTATTGCGCTTGCTCAGATACGGAATACCTTGCGCGGCGCACCGTCTGCTGTGTCTTTCGTTGAAGAGGTTGATTACCTTTTCATAGACGACATGGTTACAGATCACACACGAAAGCTTTTCGAGGCAGAGCCTACTTCTGCGGCGCACTTCCATGAGTTTCTCCGTCTTGTGAAATACAGCCTACACAACAGGATCGTCTTTTCTTTCTCTGGCGTTCCGCAGCACTTGTTGCAAGACAAGCTAAGCCTGACATACACGGACTCTCTTGTTGATCTTATCAATGGCGGTCTAGGATATGTTGGGGGCAAGCAATGAGTGTTGGTATCAATCTGCTTCTTGCAATCGTCAAAGAAAAGTCACGCTCAAAGCTTCTTGAGATACCCGCTGACTTTCTGCGAACAGAACAGGAAACGAAGCTATACGGCTTCATTCGAAAACATCTGACACAGCATGAGAAGTTTCCATCGCTTGCGACTATTCGCAAGCGTTTTGGTGTTGCAGGGCTTCCTAGTGAGCCTTCCAGCTTCTACCATGACGAGGCAGCGAAGCGGGCGTTTTACAACCTTGTTCGTGAGCCTTACGCGAAGCTTGGCGAGTCCTTCCAAGGTGCCGAGTCCGATATTGATCTTATGCTGGGCTTGATCGACCAACTCGCGTCTGTTCGTCGCAGGTTTATGCCAGAAGTCGGCGGCGTTGACGATTCGACCAACCTTCTTGATCAGGTTTTGCAGGAGTTTGAGGACGCCAGCACCTATCATGGTCTGCGGGGCGTAACTACAGGTTGGGACGAGGTTGACGAAATCACTGGCGGCTACCAGCCAAGCGATCTTGTCATATGGGTTGGTCGCCCCGGTCGTGGTAAATCGTGGTTGCTCTTACAACAGTGTTATAGCGCGTGGAAAGCGGATCACCGCATTCTTTACATTTCAATGGAAATGGAAGGAAAACAATCCATGCGCCGTATGGTCGGTCTGCATTCTAGGATCAACCCGAACCTTATCCGCACAGGCACCGTGTCTACGGCTTCACAGCCTCTAGTTCGTCGCGCCATTGACGAAATGAAAGAGATAAATCCTCTTTACATGGTAACGGCAAACTTTGAGCGCACGGTCACTCAGGTCGCGGCTTACGTCGAGAAATACGATCCTGACATTATCTACCTTGACGCAACCTATCTGTTGCAGCCGGAAAAGAAACGCTTCGGCTCTTCTGGTCGCCGCGAAACTATCTCTGACGTTATCGAAGAAATCAAAAAGCTTGCGGCAGATTGTAAACGTCCGATCATCGGAACCGTCCAGTTCAACCGTAACGCAGAGCAGCGCAGAAAGACTCGCGGACAGGGCGGCGGTGAACGAGAGCGCATCAATCCAGTTGCGCACCTTGGACTTGACGTTATCGGTGAGACGGACGTTATCTCGCAGTCTGCATCGCACGTTCTAGGGATTGATCTTGGTCTTGCGCCTTACCAGAAATCCACCAGAGCTTTCGGCTTCCTAAAAGGTCGTGAGGGCGAAGACGGCTACTGGTATTGCAACTACCCAGAGACACGCACATCACCAATAGACCTTTCACTCCTTTCTTGGGACGATCCTCGCATCGAAGTCATGGAACGTCCCGCCGCTCGTAACCAGAATCGGGAAAACGGACAGCCTCCGAGAAACCCGAATATGCTTGACTTCATGAGGTAGACATGCCGTTCGACAGCCCAGAGACAGACAGCATTCCTTTCCTCGGTCGCAAGAACGCGGACATTATCATTGTTCTCGACCCTCTTGTTTCTATGTATCCTTCCAAAACTCCTTTGAAGCGCGACGATCTTGCTTGGCTAGGTGAGCGCATCAAAAAGTATGCCAACCTTAAAGAGTCTCAGGTTTGCTTTTTGTCTTGTGCGAGACCTATCTCTTACGAAGATTACATCAGCGACAAGAAAGTAACGGACGCACTCAAGCAACAAGAGGAAGAGTTTACACAGATTGTAAACGAAATTTCTCCAAAGCTTATCGTTCCTATGGGAGCCAAGGCTTGCCAGCAGGTATTTGGTCGCAAGCAACAGATCACAAAAATACGTGGTCAGGTATTCAGCGCATCCAAGAGCTTTGGTACAACGCCCATACTTCCTTTGACTTCGCCGTTCTATGCTAGAAAACATCCAGAGGCAGATAACCTTTTCTGCGCTGATCTTGAAACCCTCGGTCGCTTGGTAAAGGGAAAGTTCTCTGCCGAAGCGGCTGTTACTAAGATAACCACGACCTACGAATGGTGCTTTGACATAAAGCACCTTCTAGACAATCCGCCAGACCTTATATCTCTGGATTGCGAAACCAGAGGGCTTTACCCTTTCGACCCTGATACGCGGCTTCTTACCGTGCAGATCACAACGGAAGCTGGTAAAGGGATTATCATACCCATTGAATACGATGCTGCCGATCTTAGGGTTCATCGCCAGATGGACTTTCCCGGCGGCTATCGAAACTACATCACCAAGATTGTTCGTCAGCTAAAACTTCTGCTTGAGAACAAGCGCACCAAGGTAATCGGCCAGAACCTAAAATTTGACTGGTTGATGCTCTACTACAAACTGAAAATCGAAATAGCTAACTACAGCGACGACACTATTCTAATGGCGCACCTTCTTGACGAAAACATGATGAGCAAGAACCTTGACGATCTTGTTCGTGTTTACGTCCCTGCTATGGCTGGCTATGCCGACGACTTTAACAAAGACCCTGTGCATCAGGGCAAAACCCGCATGGACTTAGTTCCACCCGAAAAGATGATCGCCTACGGCTGCGGCGACACAGATGCGGCTTTCCGTCTCTATAACAAGTTATTGCCGAAGCTAAAGCGGGACAGAAAGCTATACCAGTGCTACCGCAAAACGGTGATGCGGGCTATTCGCGCATTCTGCTACATGGAGCAAACAGGCTTCTATATCAACAAGCAGGCTCTAAAGGATTTCGAAAAGGACTTGAAAAAGCAACAGGCATCCGAGTCCGAATGGTTGCTTGCTCAGATACCCGAAGTCATCAAAGCCAAATACCGCAACACAGGCGTTGGTCTTAAACCAGACCGCGACGTTCTTCTTGTTGATTACCTGTATGAACATCCGCAAGGATTGCGGCTCAAGCCTATGGCTTATACCAAGACAGGTAAGCCTTCTACTTCCTCCAAGATAGCCATGCCATACTACGTGGCTGACTATCCGTTTATCGCCCGCTTGATCGACTACATCAAAAACCAAAAGATGCTGACCACGTATCTCGCGGGGTTCTACAAATATATCTTCGATGGTCGCATTCGGCCTTCCTACGCGCTGCACAAAACCACCACAGGTCGCTCGGCATCGTCCGACCCTAACGGTCAGAATTTTCCTAAGCGCGGCAAAATGGCTAAGCGTTTCAGGAAAGCCTTCCAAGCGCCAGAGGGTTGGGTCTATATTCAGGTTGACCTTTCGCAAGCTGAGCTTCGCATTGCCTCTATGATTTCCGGCGACGAGCGTATGCAGGAGGTTTACAAATCTGGCGGCGACATTCACAGGTCTACCGCTGCGGGGGTTATGAAAATCTCTCTCGAAGAGTTTTTCAAACTTGATCCGGCTATGCAAAGCTTGAAACGCTTCCAAGCTAAGGCCGTCAACTTTGGTTTCCTTTACGGCATGTGGTGGAAAAAGTTCCGCGAATATGCCAAGACCGATTACGGCATCGACTTCACCGATGAAGAAGCGGCGGAAATTCGTGAACTGTTCTTCACCACCTACCCCCGTCTATCCGAGTGGCACCAAGCCATTGAACGCTTCGTCAAAAAGCACAAGTTTGTTCGTGCCTTCAACGGACGCATTCGCCACCTTCCTATGGTCGATAGCCCCGACGAATCCATTGCAAAGCAAGCTGTGCGGCAGGCCATCAACTCGCCTGTTCAATCCATCGCCTCTGACCTTGGGCTTATGGCTATCGGCCTTCTTGTTCCTTATCTGCGGCGCACTGGTCTTTGGGAAAACATCAAGGTATGCGGGTTCATCCACGACTCCGTTGTTTGTCTAGTCAAAGAGGAATACGCAGCCAAGGCTATCCGTATCGTCAAAAAGTATATGGAAAACCTGCCACTCAAGCGTTGGTTCAACTGGGTTCCAGAGGTTCCAATCGTTGCTGACGCTGAAATCGGCTACAACCTTGCTGAGACATACGAGGTATCTCCCAAGTATTTCTCAAAAGAGTCTGGGAACAAATCGTTCAAGGATATTGAACGCGCGTATCTTACAGACGAGCTTGCAAAAGCCAGCAAAAAGAATGACGCGAAAGCCATAGCAGAGCTTGAGGAAAGACTCGGTCTTGTAGAGCCGAAACCGCTTCCACCAAAGGTTCGTCGCGCATATACTCGTATCACCCCGAAAACCACGGAGCCTAGACATGCCAAAATTAAAACTGTCAGACGACCTAAAAAAGCTGCTTGATACGTTCATCACGGAAAAGCGGCTTGCCAGTGAGCATACCAATGCAAAGAACCGCGCTACCACGGCTGTTCGTAACCACTTCAAAGAGAACGTGCAGACAAAGCAATGGCCTCTCGGAACACAGGTTGCTTACGGCGGCTCGTTGATTGAGTATAAGCCTACTGATAGCGCCCAAATCCTCCCAGAGGATTTCTACAAAATGCTCAAAGACGGTGACATCACCGAAGAGCAATTTCTAAAGTGCATCAGCGTCCGTAAATCGGACGTATCTACGCATATCGGCTCTGACGTTCTTCTTACCCTCGAAACTCCCGTCGAAGGTGACAAATACGATATTCGCGTTAGCGAATTGCCAGCAGATGCCAGCAAGCTCGAATACGTCCTTGTTCCTGTAGCGACGGGCGCTATCAAGCGTAAGAAAATCGGCAAGAAAACTACAGCTTCGGATACCGCCAAATCCAAGGTGCGTTCCATCAAGGTAAAGCGCAATACATGAAGCTAGAGAACGTCGAGAAGCTGCTACAGTCTCTTGAGATACCTCTGCACCCCCGCGAAATATCGGGGGTGTTTGCCAATTTTCAGTGTCCTTTTGCACCGTTTTATCACAAGAAGGGCATAGACAGTCATCCGTCCTTCGGCATATCTTTTTCGCCGGAAAAGCGTTCCTACTACACTTGTTTCTCTTGTCAGCAAAAGGGTAGTCTTGCTCTGCTTCCAGCAAAGCTAGGCAAGCTTCGCGGCGTAGATTACCGAGAGCTAATAGAATGGGCGGAACGAGCCGAGTTTACAGACATAGGCTCTATCGTCGTTCCTGAGTGGGACGACTCTGCCGTTGGCGGTAAGGTTGTAAATGAACGCACCAAATCGCAAGAGATAACTAGGTTCGGAAGTGCCGTTGGACACCCCTATCTAAAGAAACGGGGCTATAGCTGGTATGATGCTGTGAAGCTTGATTTGCAGTTTGACGAAGCCCAGCAACGCATCCTGTTTCCAGTCCACAATAACAGGTTACAGCTACAAGGATACACTGGTCGATCCGTTCTTCCTGATCGCTTCATTACAAAAGGTAAGGGAACCAATNCCNAGAGCCGCGACTACTTCGGCTTGCAGAAAGAACGCCTGTTTCTATTCAATCGTCGCTTTAATGGGACACAACGGGTAATCCTAGTAGAAGGACCGTTCGACTATGCTAGGCTTGTGCAAGCTGGTTACTACGGCGCTCACGCTATACTTGGAACGGCGCTAACCGATCATAAGATCGCCCTGCTTCTTGAGCTAAACAAACCCGTGTTTCTTTTCTTGGACAACGACGCAGCAGGTGATGCGGCTACCTTCGGTGTCGTAAACATTCAAACAGGGTTACGAGAAAACCCCCACCTTGGATGGGCTAATCGCCTTGTTGAACACCTGCCAGTTTGGATTTGCCAGTATCCAAAATCGGCTGAGCTTGAAGGTAGAAACGACCCTGACAGTCTAACTGTGCAAGATATACGATATGCGGTGCAAAACGCATGGCTTTATCACGGTCTTTTCTCATTGCCTGAGTATAACAACAACTCCGACATTCCTTTCTAGTTGGCATAATAATCTTTGACAACCAAGAACGGGTCTGCTAATCTAAAAACGTCCATACTAGGACAAGCTGAAATCGCATGAACATGCTGTAAAAACGAGGTAACTCTATGGCAATTCGCCGCCCAAAAGTAAAGCGTCCTGCACCTGCATCTTCGCCTTCCAGTTCTGCCAAAAAGCCTGTCAGAGCCAAAGCGGGGAAAATTGATGACAAGCCTGCAAAGTCGGCTGTCGTAAAAGGTGCTGCTGGTTTTGCTGCTGCCCAAAAGCAACAGGAACGTCAGCAAGAGGAATACGAACGTCGAAAGGAAAAACCTTTTGCGTTTCGCATCACTCAGAAGGACATCAGTGATCGGAAGAACGAAGTCGAGCTTCTGTATCTTGACGAAGAACCCTTCTTCGTCCGTTTGCACACTGTCAAAAACGCTCGTGGCGGCTTTGACGACGAGGTTTGCATTGCAGATACCGGGGAAACCTGCCCTCTGTGTGTGAAGCTCGGTAAAGAGGGGACGCATACTCTTGTGCTTACCGCACTTGATAAACGTGCCTATCGCAACCGGGAAGGTCAGCTTATCAAGATGAGCAAAAAGCTTGTCCCGGTCAAAAGCCGGAACATCGCCAAGTTCGAACGTCAGTGGAAAAAGCACGGAACCTTCCGTGGTCTTGTCGCGGTGCATCGTCGCCACGGCCAGAAGGAAGCATCTATTGGCGAGGACATCGAGTTCAAGGAAAAGCTCGTTCCTGAACTGATGATCAAGAAAGCCACCCGTAACAAGGATGAGCTTCTCAAAGTCCCCGATTACTACAAGATTTTCCCCACTCCTACGGCTCAGCAGCTTGCCGAACGCTATGACGGTCCTATCAGTGACGGTCGCAGCGGCGGCGGTGGGGAAGACGACGACGATGAAGGAATCTCTTGGGGATAATAACATCGTTATTGCGGGGGCTGGAAACGGCCCTCGCATCTTTTTAAGGTAAGCAACATGAAGCCCTACATAGCAAAACGCGCATACATTCCGCGTCATCTGGTAAAGCCTTCTGTAAGGGATTCACTTTCCGAAAACCTTACTTACACGCAGTATCAGCAAGACACTGTAAAGGGCGCTGAGCATAGGCGTTCCCTATACGGCTATTCGGAAGCCGAAGAGCAGACTATCAAAAACCTGCGACTATCTCACAATCGCAGTATGCTTTCTTTGCCTAGAGCCTACGCTATAGAAAGGTTCGGCATTTCCTTTTTTCAGAACAAGACAGTCTCACCTACGCACAGTATTTCTTTTCCAAAGGATATTGCGGCTCGTGATGACAAACAGAAAACATTCTTTGACACCATATATCAGCAGGCAAAACAAGCAGGGCCACAGCATATTCTAGCCAATGCTACGACAGGCTCGGGTAAGACGGTGGCTTCTATCAAGCTTGGTATGCTGCTTCGCACACCCACACTTTTCATCGTTGATAGCAACAAGCTTGCGGCTGGCTTTATTCGAAACATAGACAAGTTTTTTGGTCAAAAGTGGCGTAGAAAATACGTAGGACGTATTCAGCAAGATCAGTGCGACTATGAAGGCAAAGCTTTTTGTGTTGCTCTTGTTCAATCGCTTCGTTCTCGTAACTATGCAAAGGCGATGTATTCCTATTTTGGCTGCATCATATACGACGAAGTGCAGATATACGGAAGCAGCTACCACACTGTCTTGGGCATGTTTCCCGCTAGGGTTCACGTTGGTATGACGGCTACCAACAAGCAAGGATCGTTTGGTCAGCTTGTTGAAGGTTATATTGGTAAGCCATCCGTCATATCCAAACAAGAGGTTCTCCTACCAAAAGCTTTCGTAGTTCGTAACAGGCTGACACAGCTATACAACGTGTATAGCGACGGGACACTTGTAAATTCCATAGCCTCGGACAAAGGTCGCAACGATTTACTGAGCCGCATCATCTTACAACGCGGTTATAGCCGAAAGCGTGTTTGTCTTGTTCTTTCTGACCGTGTAGCCCAACTACAGACACTTCGGCGCATACTTATAGCTAAGGGTGTAAACGAAGACGACATAGGTTTGCACGTAGGCGAGTATGAGGAAGATAGCTACACTGTTGCATATTCTTATGATGAACAGCGGTGGATTAGGATGGACCTGCGCGGTGTAAAGAAAAGCATGACGCAGTTTATGGTAGAACTTGCTTGCGGCAAACACCAAGACCATCCGCTCGTTCCGGCCACTGTTAAAAAAGCGATAATCAAGAAGACTCCTATATTCTTCGACGTGGTAAAGCGGCTGTATAAGCCTTCCGAGCAGGAACTTGACTACATCGCAAATTATTGTTACATCATACTTGCAACCTACAAAATCTTCGCAAAAGGCGTGGACTACCCAAGGATCGACATGGGCGTTGAAGCTACTCCTGTTGGTGATGCAACACAGCCTCTTGGCCGTATTTTGCGATTGCCGGATGGTTTTGTTAAACCCCAGCCTGAGTGGTATGCCATCCATGATCGGTTCATCATGCCTCCGAAAAAAGGTTTTGGAACTGACTGGGACGCAAACAACGCTGTAGCACAAACAATGAACCACTTCTTTGATAAAAAAGCTTCCGCTCGTGAACAAGCTCTGCTAAAAGCAAAAGCGGGAATCTCTTATCAAAGCGGCGCTTCCTACAAGGAAACTGACTGATGCCTATCAAAAAAATCAAAAAGCTTCCTAAGCGGAAAGCTGCCGCAAAGGTTTCTGAGAAAGCCTCGAAAAAAATTACAACGGTTGATCGCTATCAGAGTGATCCCGACTTTCGCCTTCGCGCCCTTGAAAACCAGCGGCGCTATTACCGCAAGAAGCGCGGCAACTTCGAGCTTGTTAGCCCGCTTCGTTCTCTTGAATACTTCACCGAATTAGCAGAGTTGATGGACGTAACCTATAACGACGTTATTACGTTCACGGCACCCTGCTTCACTAAGGCTAGGGCGGCTGAGCTTTTGCAGATCAGCCCTCAAACCCTATGGCGGCAATCCAACGGCAAGGATGTCACCATACCCGCTCCCGTGTTGCATACAATCTACGGGAAACGACCTATGATCGTATACCATCAGGACGAACTTGAACTGATGCTAAACATCATAGGGGAGCACAAGCGGCGTTTCGCATATTATCGCAGCGATCATATCGAGACCAAGCAGAAGCTCTTCTCTGCCATTAACCAACTACGCCAATCATGGGAGACCCAAACATGGCAATCCGCAAAGCAGGACGACCAGCCGCAGCCAAGACAACCGAAAAGGCTGAAACCAAAGTCGCTGAAAAGGAAACCGAAATGACAAAGCCGGAAATCACAACCACGATCAAACAGACCGTTTCGGTCAAGCAGCGCACCGAAGTCGGTGACGAGGTTTTCATCTCGGTCGGTCAGGAATACCACAATGTTCCCGTTTCCGAAGCCGATGCTCTGAAAGCTACGCTTGATCAGTCGATCAGCGATTGGCTCGAAGCCCGTGTTTCCTCCGTCGCAGGTGCGGCATTCGAGTCCTACACTGATCCTGAAAAGGGCGTTGCAGAGACGGACGACGAAGACGAAACGGAAGCCGACGAGGAAGAAGCTGACGACGAAGCCGACGACGAACTGACCATCGAAGACGTTCAGGCTATGAAAGTCGGGGAGCTTCGTGAGTTGATCGAAGCACACGAACTGGACGTTGATCCGAAGCTCAAGGTCAAGGAACTTCGTGAAGCCATCATCGCCGCGCTCTTCGAAGAGGAAGACGAAGAGGAAGACGAAGCGGACGACGAAGAGGCGGACGACGAGGCGGACGACGAGGAAGCCGAAGACGAGGAAGAGGACGAAGAGGAAGACGGCGACGAGGAAGACGAGCCTTATACCGAAGACGAACTCAAGGCGCTCAAGCTGGCCGAACTGCAAGAGATTGCAGAAGCTTGGGAACTCAAGGTCAAGCACAAGAAGGGTGCCGACCTGAAAGCCAAGAAAGCCGACTTCGTGAAAGCGATCCTCGAAGCTCAGGAAGGTTAATTCATGGCGATCAAAAGGCGCAAGCCTGCCGTGGAAAAGGAGGGGGCGGAAGCCCCCTCTACTTCTTCTGGCAGCAGGTTCAAGAAACGCGAGATACCGAACACAGGCATCTTGGATAACCCAAACTCAGAGCTTGCGGCGGTGATCAAGAAAATCACTGATTCTGGCGACTACGGTCACGCATTTCATGTCGCCAATTCTCGCAAGTTTGCCACACCACGCCTAGAGACAGGCGTCCTAGCTCTTGATCTTACATTAGGCGGCGGGCTAGGTATGGGTCGCGCGTCCATGCTATATGGTGAGCGATCCGCAGGTAAATCAACCACGGGCCTTATCGCAATGGCCCGTATGCAAAAAGAACGACCAGACGAGGTTGTTGCAGTTATCGACGCCGAAGGCACCTTCGATAAAGGGTGGGCCAAAAAGCTCGGATGTGATCTTTCTCGTATCGTGATTGCCGAACCTGAAAGCGGCGAACATGCAATCGACTTGGCCGACGCACTTATGCGGGCAAAAGAGGTTAGCATGGTTGTAACGGACTCTATTGCGGCTCTTATTCCTACCAAGGAAATAGACGAAAGCGCGATGCAAGAGTTTATGGGTTTGCAAGCACGTCTTATCGGCAAGTATGTGCGTAAGGCAACGCAGGCTTTGCTTTCTGAGCGTAAGCGCGATCACCTTGTTCATTGCCTCTTCCTCAATCAATTCCGTATGAAAATCGGATTGGTTTTTGGCGATCCTCGCACATTGCCGGGAGGCAAAGCTTTAGAGTTTTTCATGTCGCAGCAAGCTGAAATCAAAAACAAAGAGCACTTCGGCAAAGACGACACGGGCGACGAAGTGGTCATGTATAATGAGCACAACATTAAGGTTACGAAAAACAAGATGGGTGGTCCACTACGTGAAGCAATGTTCCGCCTCGTTAGAAGCCCGCATTTGGGTATGCCAGAAGCTTGGGTCGATCAAGCCAAGACGGTTGTATCTTCCGGCATGAAAGTTGGCGTCGTAACGGGTGCTCCATCTTCTTTCGAAATCGACGGAATAAACGGTAAGTTTCGCGGCGCACCTGCACTAACCGAATGGGCGGTTGAGAATCAAGATGCTTATAACGCGGTTATTAGCAAGATCGTTGCTGGTTACAAAACCCGTTGGGGGCTGGAATAACATGGCTAAAAATCCTATGCTTGATCGTCTCGCAAAAAAGGAAAAGCAACCCAAATCCTATTGGTCGGCTCCCAAAAAAGAAAAGAAACTTGCGATACGGATAAAGGGTAGGACGACTAACGCAAGCGGCTCCAAAAACGAAAAAGGCGATGTCCGAAAAACGGGCATTGCCAGACTAGAGCATAAGACGTGCCAGCGTAAGTCATTTTCCGTAACAAGAGAAATGATCGAAAAGATTGTAAATGCCTCTCTGGCTTGCGACGAAATACCAGCACTTGTAATTGAGTTCATCAATGCGGATACTGGTAAGAGTGAAGGCGAGATAGCCGTAGTTCCACTGGACGACCTAATAAGGTTGATTAACAATGTCTGACAATGAAATACCTGTCGGGATCGTAGCAGGTCTACTTAACGCACCTACTGTCGTCAGAAACCGCACCAACTACACTGGTGATGGTATGCCTTACGTCCATGTTAGCGATCTGCTAAAGAACGCGGCTTCTGACAGATTTTGCCCACGAGAGTTTGTGATCAAGTATTTTGAACGTCGCCTCGCTCCAACAGGCACCGTTCCTGCCAAGATGCGGCTGCTCTGGGACACAGGTAACTTGATTGGCGACCGCGTGGTTATTCAGCGGTTCATGCAAACGTCGGTTGAATATGGTCATTTGGTTTGGGGCGATTGGCGATGCGACGGCTGTAGCAACATGGTTGCGACGTTTGATTACCATCCCGGTCAGTGCGGCGGCTGCGGCTCTCATAGCCTTACGTATAGCGAGGTTGATCTTCGCCTAGACGATGTTCGCTTGGTTGGACACCCCGATCTTCTTTTCCGTATGGACGATGGGACAATCATTATCTACGAGCTAAAGACTATCGACCGACAGGACATAGTGTTTGCTCAAATCGACAACCCGCTTGGCGATCATCACGTTCAAGCCAGTTTGTATTATTACATCCTGCGGCGGCTTGGTTACAAGGTATCCAAGATTTTGCGCTTTATTTACATAGACAGAAGCATGGACAACATGTATACGTCGAACCCGTTCAGAGAGATAGGCGCTACGGTTCTTTCGCCAAAGCGCATACAGCCGTTGATCGAAATTCCCAAGAAACTTGTAAAGCATATTGCAGATCAGACTTTGCCTGATAAGATTTGCAAAACATGCACAGATACGAGGACTACGAAATGCTCGGTAGTGACAAGCTGCTTCGGACGGCGCTCGAACAAGATCACCCCTATGTGGTAGGTCTCGACATTTCGTTGACTTCGACAGGGGTTTACTTCCTCTCGTTAAAAAAGGATGATGCTCATCCTGATTTTTACTACCATGTCACAACGAACACAAAAGACGGTCTAGACGCAACTCGTATAGACAACGTATATCGAATCATTCAAGACGACCTATCCAATCCCTTATACCCGGTTATAGCGGCTTGCATCGAAGACTACGGCCCAAGCGGCAGGGTAGCCGGAAAGGTTCTTGTTCGTGCAGAGCTTTGCGGTATCGTAAAGCACATGCTACGCAACGAGCTAGAAATTCCCTACATCCTAGTAAGCCCGAACGGATTGAAAAAATTCGCTAGTGGAAAGGGTCGCGGCGATAAGACGGTTACGCTAAAGGCAGCACACGATCTTGGATTTACAACAAAAAACTCTGATGAAGCCGACGCCTTCCACGCAGCAAGGCTTTGCGAAGCTTACGTCACGGGTCAGAAGCTATCTGTGTCCTACAATCGGATAAATCCAAAGAGCTACACTTTTTCTTAGCACGTCGCTATCTACCGCTTGACAAGCACCCACCTTATCTTATACTTCATCCCACTACCGACTAACCCGTTGCACCTACCCGAGAGGATATACACATGGCAACCCGTAAACTCAAAGCCGCTGCCAAGGCTCCGGCGAAAACCACCAGCAAAGCCGCTTCTGACGCCGCCCCCAAGGCCCGCGCCAAAAAGGCAACCGCTGCTCCTGCTGAAAAGAAGCAGAAAGCCAAAACCGAAATCGTTGCGCTTGAAGCCAACACCTTCGTCAAGTTCGGCGGCTACGTCAATGAGACGCCCGAAGAGGAACAGCTTTTCCAGAAGGGCGACGTGCTCTATATCGTCGGCGTTCAGGAAGCCAGCGACGATCAGCCCATGATGTACGACTGCATCAAAGCGTCGGACGTGACGGCGTTCCAAGCGAATCCCGAAGACGAAAACATCGAAGGGCAGCAGCTTGCCGTTCAGGAGGTTCAGGCGATTTCGGGTCGGGCGCTGCAAGACGCGAACGATACCTATCTGCCCATTCCGTCCATCGGTGATCTGGACTCGATCATCGAAGAAGCGGGCGGCGACCTTGTTCTCGCTTCGCAAAACGTGTTCGGCCAAATCGAACAGTCGTTTTTCTATCTCGGCGGTATCCTCGCCAAGATCAAGCGCGAAGGTTCCTACCTGACCGAGAACGGCGGCGAATACGAAGGCGAGGAAGCGTGGAACGAGTTCTGCACGGACAACTTCCAGTTTTCGGGTGCAAAGGGCGGCGATCTTGCCCGTCTGTATACCACCTTTGCTGCGATCCCCGGCTTTGAACCGTCGATGATGAACGACATCGGCTGGTCGAAGGTTCGGGAAATCCAGCGGTTCGTCACCGAGGACAATTATCAGGAGCTTCTCGAAGACGCACGGACGCTGACTCGCTCCGAATTGAAAACCCAACTCACCACGAAATACGTGGATGATACGGGTCGGACCCCTTCGGGCGCTGTTGCCTCTCGTCCCGGTGGCAGCAATGCCGTCAAGACCATGACGCTCAACTTCAAGCTCATGGAAGACGCGGCTACCGCAGTTCAGCTTGCGCTGGATGAAGCGGTCAAGGTTTACGGCGTGAACAACCACGCGGAAGCTCTTGAGCGTATCATCGTCTCGTGGGCCGAAGAGCACGTTTCCTCTGCCACCAAGCAGAAGAAAATCTCTTCGAAAATCGAGAAAGCGGCGAAAGCTGCTGACAAGGCTCCGAAGCAAAAAGCTGCGGCTTGATCTACCGCCTTCGGGCAATCTACATAGGCGGGGCTTCGGTCCCGCCTTTATCATAAGTGAGGCTTGAATGCTTTCTAAAAAGATACTTCCTAACAAGCATCTTTGGTGGACTGAACCTACCGTCAGAAAGCGCGGCTCAAAGCCAACAAGGAAGATGCGCGAAACCCCTGTAACTGAGGTTCGCGCTACCAGCATACATCAACACAGCCTTGACTTTCTTCCCTCCGTCAAATGGAAACGCTACGTCGATCTTGACGCAAAGGACGGCGGCTATATAACCGAGTTATACAGTTTGACAGAGCTTTCCAAACGATACGGTTTGTCGTTCCAGACAAAGCTATACTGGAGAAAGCACATATTGCCAGAACCGTTCACTCTTTCGAGTGTAAAGAACAATCGCGTTTACTTCTGGTCTCGTATTCAGCTTGTTGTTATTGACTCTGTGCTGCGGCACCTAGAGTCAAAAGGACTTCTAACAATAAGAAAAACGGATAAAGATTGTCTTGATTTAATACAGCATGGTTGCGACGTTCTCGAAGATTACTACAAAAATATGTATGAAGAACAATCACTTACCACCTTTGACCGCTTTGGGGTCCGCAAGTTAATGTAATCTTGCTTGCGTCGGTAGTAAAAAACCGTTATACATCGGTTACTACTACCCAAACCACGCGAGCACAGCATGTATGACGACTATCCTGATAGCACTAGCTATCAAAATCCGCACGATTCCTTCAAAGGTATTCACGAGGTAACTTCGGCTTCCTCTCCCGGTGTGACGTATTCCGTCAATCTCGACACTGGCGAATGCTCTTGCCAACACGGCAAGCCTTGGACGTGGGTTTCTTCAAAGCACAAGTGGGTCAAAGCAAACTGGTGCAGTCATAAGATGCGGGCTGTTGCGTCCGTTATTGACGCCATGCCAAAAGGTATTGAGCGGCAAACCGCACAAGCCGCCTATAACAAGTTACTAGGCGAACGCTACATCATCTGGGAAAGCGTATCGGCCTTTCACAAGGAACTGCGGCGCGGGGATCGGGAAAAAGCCTGTTATTGGGCGCTAAGCGTTGCTGCGCATCGCGGTCTATCCGGCGTGGCCCGTTACATGCTAAACATCCTTTTCGAAGAAAGCCGCGACCTTAGCTTGTATCTTCGTCTCATTCGTCTTTGCGAAAAGGGTAGCAAAGTAACGTATGACGAGGTAATGACAGCGGTGCGTCTATTCTGCATTGCGCCAAAAAAATGGGAGCTTGAGCCTCGTCTCGAAATCTTTCTTAACGAGATGCGCGGCTACAAAGCACTAGCCAAGGACTATACCTACGAAGTTGCCAAAGGCAGCGATATTATCGACAATAGGCACAACGCAACTATCGAAAAAGCTTTGATAGAGGGCCTGCTTCGCGGCGATCCCGTCATGGTGCAATACGGCCTCAAAGGTCTTTGGAAATCCAAAGCGCCGGGAGGTATCAAAGAGCTTCGCATCCAGTCTTTCAATATCCTTACGGACGCACTCAATCAGGAAGGTCCGTTTGCGAAAGGTATCGGGTTTCAATACGACGAGGAATACGCATTCAAGCTGCATGAGTTAATCATGCGGCGTTATACTACCTTCGGGGATATGGGCTACCATGAGCTAAACGCGCTCTGCGATGCCCTCACGGGGGAGCGTTACCCTAGCGGGGAGCACCTAACCCCAGCCAATACAGCGAGGCTTATAAGCACGTCTCCGACGCCCTACGCACCGCCTCTTGGAGCGGTTCGGACCATACCACTATACGCACTGGACAACCACAATCACCGTGGCAAGCACCTCATGCGCAAATGGGGCGCCACCGAATTGCTTCCCGGTGCGGAGCAGACAAACTTGGACTTTCGCTGGTGCGGCGCTTACTTCGGTGTTGCATGGCGTATGCTTGCCTACAAACAGCACGGAAGTTGCGAAGTTGCTTGGAAGGACGTAAAGTGGAACCAAGTGCCTTGGCTCTATAAGCACGTCAACCAAATGTTCTACTGAGGCACAATGGAAGAAGCAACTCAGCACAGGTTTGTTATTGACGAAAACGAAGTGGTCGTGGATAACCTCGCCTACTTCGTTTACAGCAGTTTGCAAACCCAAAAATGGCTAGACGACGATAGGTTCGCGTTCATGCTGAACCGGGTTTTTCGAGAGTATCTTCTGCCCGGATCAGACGAAGCAGCCCTATATAGACCACTCTCTATAACTTGGTTATTGCGGACCCCTGATGCAAAAGCGGCGCACTACCTTCAAGAAAAATGGGGAACACGCTACGGCCTTGAGTTATCATGCGACCAGCTTACCGATGGAACATTCTCTTGCAGGGTTTCCAAAACGGTTGGCGAAACCATCTATACGGTTTCTAGTGACGAGCAGAGCGATAACGAAACAATAGCGTGTCTGCTTGCCCTTTCCGCTGCTTGCCTAGAGTGGAGCACGATACAACGAACTGATCAATACAACCAAGCTACGATAGCCTCTGCAACCACGGAGTAGTGCTGTGCCTATACGCTCTCGGAAAATGTTTTCCAATTCTTCTCGGTATGTTCGTTACGACGCCGAGACTAACACCTACGATTACCGAACACCTAGCGACGTTGTTATGTGGCCGCAGACTTTCCGAGAGCGCGTGATCCGAGACTGGACGTTTCCCAATGCGTCTGGAATGTATGACTCTGACTACACGGCTTATGCAAAGCATATGGAAAAGGAAACGTGGCGTATACGCGGCCACCTTGTCAGCTTCAAGGTAAAACATCTTCGCCATTCGTCTGGTCGCTACATCCCTTTAACATTTGTTTTGTCTAACATCAAAAGCCAGTCTTTGCTACTGGACAACCAGAACCCTATCATCCGTTCTTTAATGATTTACAGCTTCCTGAGAGACGAGCCTATAGGTGGCCTGCCAAACTTTAAGCTGCTTGATAAGCACGTTCTTCTTTCGGTTGATATAGGTCGCCTAACCGAGTAAATTACTCATAGTGATCCTCTAGGAAAAGGAAACGAGCCAATGCGACATGTAATCACCGAGTTTCAGACTTTCTGGAAAGCTGAAAAAGTGGACGGGTCTTCGGCCCATTACGATTCGTCTCTTTCGAGAAGCGAGGTTCTTCAACAAGACACACAGATTGTAAACGCGGTAAAGGTTCGCGGCTACGGTCTTTACGATACAACGGAAGGAACAGAGCTTGTTGGTGTTTATGCCTCGGCTGATGATGCGGCCAATGCAGTAAAGACTGCGGAGGTTGTAAATGAAACTGCCGTTGCGGCAGAGACACCTACGGAAACCCCAACAGAGGAAGAACCAAGTGCAGGAACAGACGACACTGACACAGGAACCGCAGAACCAGAGCCAAGAGCCGAACCCGCTAAGGCAGTTGACCAACGTCCAAGCAGCGGGGTTGGTGGCAAGATTGGTCGTTTTAGCCGGTAGTATGCAGGTGCTTTACAAGTATGCCTTACAAGGCTCGCCTGTAAAGGAAACGTCCAGTTTGGCACCTGCTGTTGTTGCCATTGACGCGGCTGTTAGAGAGTTGTTCGATAGTCGCGGAGAAAACCAGAAACCTTTGTTTCGCAAGATCGTTCAGAAAAAGAAACAACTTCTTGAAAAAGAAACAAAGCGGGCTGGGGTAATGGAAAGTGCTTATGCTTTAATTCACGAATTGGAGCGTATGCGGGTGGCTAACGTATACGGCATTGATACAGGCGCTAGTCACACAGCCTTCGTTATATATACCTTGCACCAAAACTATCTACATGTGTTCGATACGCTGAAAGATACCTTCAATCACGACCGCGCTTCTGTTCTGTCTAAGCGTCTGCGAAAGCTTTCGTTGTAAGTCGGAAATACTTTGCGGCTCCTAGTGCAACTTGCTATGCTATAACAGCGTTACAGCAACCACACTAGGAGCCTGCTCTTCATGAACGAACCACCAAAAAAACCTGCAATCTTTGTGCTGCTCGACGGCCTTATCGGATTGCTGTTTCTTCCAATCGGCCTTGCCTTGATCGGGCTTTGCCTTTTCATTCTTTACCACCTTGTTCGCATCTTGTTTGCGAACGCATTCTAACCTCGGAGGACACATGGGACGTTCCGTATCACGACCTCGCAACGCCGTTCTTGTTGCTTACTGCGATTGGTTCGACGGCGAATATGAAGACGACGAGACTGGCGAAACGAAATATCGTGAAGCCGAACACTTTGACTGGGACGATTACCTTTACGGCCTGACCGAGCGCGTAAAGGAATTGTGGCCTTCCTTCGAGTCCTGCGACAAGTGGCTCGACCGCGAGGACCACGCAATCATGGAAAACAGGCTGGCATACTTCGGTGTTTCCGAATACTGCGGCTTGGCATCTATCTGGATGGTTCCCAAGGACCACGACGAAGTGTTTAATCTTGCAGAGCCTTGGCTGAACCGTGCATCCAAAAAGTTTTACGAGAACTTTGGTAACTTGACCAAGCTCGGAACCATGTCCAACGGCGAAGGCGTGTATCAACGCAAAACTGCCTGACAGACGCAAACCGATTGCGCGCCGTGTATGCGGCGCGTATTCATTCCTTACTATCTATTCCCCAACTATACGGAGCCTGTAATGGGACTTATTGCTTCTGTTTACCGCAATGCCGACGACCGTGATTGCACCCTTCACGGCTGGTCCAGCAAAGCGTATGGTTTCGACAGCGTTTGCGTCGTCAACGCTGACGGGCCTTTCGAGCCTGACGAAAAGCACCCTGCCGTGCTTGTTGTTCGTCACCGCACTATGAATACCCTTCATGCCGTGTCCAAGCACCATCTGGATACGGGTAAGTGGACTATGATGGGCGGCAACTTCCTCTACACCAGCGACAGTCGTTTCGGTGAGCTTTGCCGCAAACTTCTGCAAGAGGGCGGCGTCAAAAGCCCCACGCATTTCAACTATGGTGCGGTTCCTATCCACGACCGCGTTGAGAGCTAATAACATGGCTACTAGGGAACAGCACACTGAGTTGCTTGTCGATACGCTTTACGATTACGTTAAGCCGGAAAACATGCAAGAAGGGGTTGCGGAGCTTCTGTATCAGATGACCGACACGTATGTTCGCAGTCTGAGCGATGATGCCTTCCGCGACTACTGGATGCACTACTGCGTAGAGGATACCGTCGATGGTTGAAATCGCCAAAGTGGCAAGACGTGTTTATCGTTGTGTCGATTGCGGCAACGAAACAATTGTACAAACCAATCATATAGGCACTTGCTGGCCGCGATGCACAGGAGCTTGTCGCAGGATAGCTAACGAGCATACATCACGAGAATTAGTTATGCCTGCGCACACACCCCATGTTTACGTAAAGGATGCCGACACATGAACACCGCTATTCAGCTTATCCGCGAGATGCGCCAAGACGATGACGGCGATAAATGGGGCTGGGCTATGTCGTGGGCTTTCCAGATTTGCGACATGATCTACTTTCGGTCGGAGCTTCCAGTCCCTCACGAGTTGCAGTATCGCCCGCCGATGACTTCGGACATGCCAGAGGACGACGAATACAAGATTGAGATGCTTTCTCGCTATCAGCCCGAAGATTGGGTTAAGGTTGTTCGAGCACTCAATCGCTATCTGGACAAGCTCAAGGAAGCTGGTCTAGACTACTGACACTCTCAATTCAAGGAAGTATCATGACCGCTATCAAGCGTCCTAACCCGAAGTATCTCGCCGTTCTTACTCACAACTCTGCGGACGGTGAGATTGAGCAGCAGCGCATCATCGACCACAACAGGCACGAAGATCGCGTTTGGCTTGGAAAGCATTCTTTCTGGGCTTTACGCAATAACAAGGCTATTACGACCGTGCCTGTTGCTAGTCACGACTCCGAACTGCCTGCATGGGTCTAGACATGTAATTTCGGATAGCGCGGACTGACCACCCGCGCTATTCTTTTCCTACCATCAACCACGGAGCTTAGACATGCCTCGCAACAGATTCGATAATGCCCTTCTCATTCAACAAGGTGCTTGCAACCCCTCTGGTGTTGCCCGTTCTCTCGTTGAAGCCTGCGACGAATGCCTCAAGGAAGGCGTAAGCCAGCGCGAAGATGCGGCGGTGCGACTGATCGTCCACCAGCTTGCCCATTTGATGAACGTCTCGCAAATCGACTCGGAACTCATGGAGTATTCGCGGCTCACGGACCTTTGCCGCGAGAAAGCCGAAAATGCGGAGCGCGTGTGATGAAACAGGAACGCCGCGAACAGGTCGCCAAAATTCACCTGCCCGAGCGTGGACCCAAGATGTTCCGCAAACTCGAAGTTTACTACGACGAGGGCGGTATCAGCATGTGGACCTATAAGAAAAAGGAACGGGGTTTCTACATCACAAGCCGCGTAGCCGAGATTGCCAACGGCTGTGAAACGTGGACCCCCGGTCAAGCTGGTGACGGCTTCATCTTCCTTGAGGGCGCAACTCGCTTCAATCGCAAGCGTCTTGAACAGCTTGCCGCCAACGCCCGCAAGTATTCTGAACAGATCAACATCATGCTTGAGCGGCCCGTCGAAGGTAACGTCGATTACATTCAGCATGTCGTGTTGCAAGGATACGAAGTAACTCCGGTATAACGCGGTTATTACGCCAGTGCAGGACAAAGCGATAGCGCGGGTCTGTAGCCCGCGCTATTATTATTTGCAACCACAACACACGCGAGTAACATGCAAGATCACGTAAACATAGGTGGCGGCGGCGCAAGCCATCGGACGCCACAGAAACTTCTGCTGCGCATGGCTAACCGACATGGGCTTATTGCAGGCGCTACTGGCACGGGCAAAACGGTTACACTTCAAGCTATGGCCGAAGAGTTTAGCCGCAACGGCGTATCGGTATTCATGGCCGATGCCAAATCCGATCTATCTGGTATGGCAAAGCCCGGTAGTTCTTCGTTTCGGCTGCACCGACGGCTAACAGATCGTGCAACCCAGATCGGGCTTTCGTCCTACCAATACGAACAGTTTCCCGTAACTCTATGGGACGTGTTTGCCAATGACGGCGTTCCTGTTCGCATATCCATACGGTCTATGGGTCCGTCTCNNTTTGCCAAGATGCTCGAATTATCCGATGCACAGGAAGGCGTCTTGTCTGTTGTGTTCGCGGTAGCCGATCAACGGAGTATGTCACTACATACTGTAAACGACCCTGCGTAGAGTCATGCAGTATGTATCTCAACACGCTAAGGACGTGACAACAGAGTTCGGCAGCGTCACGCCAACAGGTATTGGCTATATCCAACGCAAGTTACTTATGCTCACGAACCAAGGTGCCGAGGATGTGTTTGGTACACCGTCTCTCGACCTATTCGACATGATAGACACCGATGATCGCGGCTATGGCAAGGTCAACATACTTGCTGCGGAGCGGTTGATGCGCACACCCAGCATGTATGGATCGTTTCTACTTTGGATGCTGACCGAGCTTTTCCACAAGCTTCCAGAGGTCGGGGATATGGACAAGCCCAATCTTGTTTTCTTCTTCGACGAGGCACACATGCTATTCGACAATGCGTCTAGGACGTTGCTTAGGACAGTCGAGCAGGTAGTTCGTCTCATTCGTTCCAAGGGCGTTGGCGTATACTTCGTAACCCAGAACCCTACAGACATTCCCGATGCTATCCTCGGTCAGCTTGGCAATCGAGTGCAACACGCGCTTCGTGCCTTTACCGCTAGGGATCAAAGAGCCGTTCACGCGGCGGCTCAGACGTTTAGGAAAAACGGATCATTCAGCACAGCAGATGCTATAGTAAATATGGGCGTTGGCGAAGCACTTGTATCTTTCTTGGATGATCGCGGCACACCCAACATGGTTCACCGCACGTTGATACGACCACCATCTTCTCAGGTTGGCCCACTTACGGACGCGGAGCGGCGCACTTGTATTGAGCACGATCCTCTTAACATCAGGTATGCGTCAAGGCAACGGCAATCCGGCGACAGTATCGACTTCATGCAGTATCCCACCTTCCTTAAATTCATGGGAGGTCTCGCGGCTCTCGGATACGTCTTAGGCGGAACCATCTTGCTATATGTGCTGACAAAACTTATCGTATAACCGTGTTACAGCGGCTATACTATTCCTGCGGAAACCACAAACTACGGAGTATCTTCTATGGCTGACACTACCTTTCTGCATGTCTTCTTCCGTTCCTTCGGAGATGCAGACTTCATTCACTCGAAAATCGAAATCCCGATGGACGAGTGCAACGACTACGAGGCGATGCCAACCAACGACCTAATGACAGTTGCCGTGCGCCACGAGTTTGCACATCAGGATGGCGCTTACCATTTCGAAGCACCCGACGCAGGCTCTACTGCCGACGAGGTTATCTCGGAAAACTTGACAAACGGTTACGACTTGATCGCCGCCTTCTTCGGTGACGTTCACTTCATCCAATAGGGAGCTATCACAATGACAGAGCCAGTTCGCTATCTTTCAGCAGAGCGCATGACGCAAGACGACTTCGGTGTTCCTTTCACCATGCAACCCGGCGAGGTTGTGTATGACGCGGCTACCGAACGACCGGGAGGTTATCCGGGGCCGTGGGCTTGCATGACCGTTCAATCCTATATGGATCATGGTCTTGGAAAGCTAGGAACTGGTTTCGGTCAAAGATACGTCCGAAACGAACAGGGTCATCTAATCAAAGTGGAGGGAGTAAATAGNCCNAGAAAATACACGGTAGAGTTCACGCTTGCCGACGCAGAGTTCGAAGAGTTACGGCAAGGACTTTGTTCGCGCTGAAAACGTCTACTCGAAAGGAGGGCAACAAGCGCGACGAAAATAACGAAGTTCACATGGCTGCGTCCATCATCCAGTTTCTCTGCTACGATGACGGTGAAATGGACGGCACGTTTGTCGTAACCAAAGTCGAGCCTACTACCGACGATGCGGTGACACAGGCAATCGTCGCCACTGGCAACACCACCATCACACTAACGCAAGAACAGTATCACGTTCTGCAAACTGTAAACGCACTATATCTGGCAAACGTGATGGGCAACGGTGAGCTTCCAGACAAGGACGACGATACCCTTGCCGAACTTGTTAGCCTCATTGGTATTCCAAAGGAATCTGTCTAATGGGATACTACATCAACCCAGAACAAGGTTCCAAGGTTGACTGACTTGCCGCCAACGCTGTTGCGGTGCTGCTTTCCGCCCCTGACCAGCATCGTCTCGTAACCACAGACATCAAGGGCAACGACTGTATATTCTACGCGGTTTGCCTTGTTGACAACGGGGCATTCTCTGCTGCGGCAGTCGCCCACAGCCAGCGTGAGCTAGAGGTTTTTAACCTGCCATCGGACAAGCGGTCTAAGGTTTGGTTCTACATTCCAAAGGAGGCTCTTCTGCCGTTCTGCCCAATTTTGGAATGACCAATCAAGGTTGACTAAATTATATTGCGCGGGGAGAAATCCTCGCGCTATTCTTTTCATACCAACCACAAACCACGGAGTTGCAGTTATGCGCAGTTTCTATATCCCCACTAAGACAGTGCAACCCATCGCCACCATGCTTGGCTATCGTACGCAAGAAGGTCAACGTCACGGTCACGGAANNCGTGACACTCTGACGGCCTTAACTGGTCTGGCGGCTCACGCAACGAATACCACGCTGTCGATCTTGTTACGGGTAAGTCCGTGACCCGCGACTTCTCTGCGCCGCACCCAATGTTCAACGAAAACGAGGGCGCACGGGTAAAGCTTCCCGAGAACGGCGCAATCGTCAAGACCGGGACGTTCATGGGCAAGCCCGCCATGATGACCATCTACGTTCGCCCTGATAACATTACCCCGGCCTTGGCCGCATACGCGGGTTGATCTATGGCCCGCCCCAAGAAGCCTACTGCCAGCAAAAAACTGCTGGCAGCACAGGCTGCGCACGACAAGTTTCTTCGCAGCCACGGCATTGATCCTAGTCGCAAGCCGACGCTTCGCGGCGTTGTTAAAAACGATCTTGTCGTATCCGGCAATAACCGTGTTACAAACCTGCCACCAACCTCGGACAAGGTTCCCGGTAGTGGCGTTGCCCAGCGACCCACGCCTAGATGCGATCTACCTATAGCTCAGGTATATCATAAGGGTCCGCTTATGGTTGTTACCGACATAAAAACACTCGAAGGTTCCAAGCGCCGCAGCTAACGTGTATATTATCTTAAAACCACAGGAGCATATCTTGCAAAAAATGTACCCACAAAGTCACAAGCTTTCTGCCGCATCCCATATGCGCCATGCGCTTTCCAAGTCTCTAGCGCGGTTTTCTGCGGCTCTACAGGAGCTTTCGGAGAAGCTTGCCGATCCTACCAGCCATTCCGATAGCGAACAGGTTGTAAACGCGGATAACGACAGAATCATTGAAGTACCTCTGCCACCTAAGCTTAGTCTTAACCCCGATGATTTGCAGAACTTCAAAGCCGTTGCATCTGGCGGATATAGCAACATAGGTATAGCCCCTTGCTATGTGAACCGTGAAGCTAGTTCTGCCATAGTTGCTGTTCGTCAGTTTTCTGATCATGTAGAGGTTCATCCTATGTTTGTCGCTGTTACACATTCTATGCAGTTGCTAGATCAGTTCGGGGTCGCATTGCACAAAAACCTAGATGACGTTCCCGAAGCTCAGGAAGCCAAGGAACAGCTATACATAATTCTTAATAGAAGGAGTGACGAATAGCCTTGCTGCCCAAAGACGCGGCGGTTACTTTACTTTTACGAAAACCACGGAGCATCCAATGTCCAACAAATTTAGGCTGATCACCTACAAATCATTATTCATGCCTGTGTCGAATTGCGTGAAGCTAAACTTTTACGCAAGTTCTCAATTCTGCGACAACATCCGCGATGTTGCCAACGAGCTAAAGGCTTTCTACTTCTCTGGTAATCAGAACGTGCCAGATCACTTCGCGTATGTTGAATACTACCGCGATCCCCTTCCCGAAGAGACCGAAGAATACGTCACCGTCAGCAAGTTCGTCGTAACTGAGAGCGCCTTCGTTGATGGCTTTCAAATGGTGAATGCTCTCGACACGCATTTGCCCAGTGACGCGGAGTATGCGATTATCGCAGATTGGCATCAAGCCGTCCTGACCTTGCACTACTTTGTTCTAGACAAGGTATAGCATAATGGTAGACAGCATTCTTTCCGCAATCATCTGCATGACTGCTACTGTCTGGCTGGAAGCTCGTGGCGAAGGTCCAGACGCTATGGCGGCTGTCTCAGATACTATCATGGTCAGAACGGCGCGGCGAAACCAAAGCCCTTGCGAGGTTGTAAACGCACAAGGACAGTATGCCACAGGTGATGTAAATCTGGAATACATGGACGAGATTGAGCGTGAGGCATACGATGTTGCAAGACACGTATCGACCTTGGCTTATTTCGGCTATGGTCTTGGTATAGATGCCGACCACTTTCACAGGTATGACGTTACACCGCACTGGGCCGACGATTTTACCGTTGTTGGTAGGATAGGTTCACACATATTCTACGATAGCCAAGATTGACTAAAAAGCGTTGCGGCAAAGTTGTTTGCGACGCTATAACACGGTTATACGACAACCACAACACAGGAGCTTTCTATGACTGACACCTATCTCCGCGCCAAGTTCGACGGCGACGTTATTGAAACGGTCGATCTGACAGCCGATCCCGAAAAGCTTGTGCGGCTTGCAATGGGCAAAATCACTGGCGGTATGTATACGTCCAGCTACGAGGCTCAGATTGCCGCCGATTTGGATCAGGCACTTACGCTTATGATCTTCAAGCGCCTCGGACTGACGGAAGCGCAACAGCAGGCCGTTGTTCGCGTCTTTCATCGCGGCGATGTTACCAAGGACGGCCAAGGCAATCGCTATCCCAAGCCGCTCACGCTGAGCGAGTTTGCCGACAAAGTTCAAGTCGGTCGGGACTGCGCTATGGTTCCTTGGCAGGGTCTTTATTTAGGGATAGAACCCGATGGCTACACGCATTCGTGACAGTGCGAAACGTCTTTACCCCGCAAGAAATCGCGGGGTATTCTATATCTGCGACAACCACACGTAGGAGCTTATTCCATGTCTACTCTTATTTCGCTCCAAGACTGCAAGGGCTACAGCAGCGAGGCTAACCTGCTTCGCGCCTTGAAGCGCACGGGTCTTGACACCCATCCCTGTCGCCGGATCATCTGCCGCAAGCCTGACGGCAACTGGACCGCGATATTCCTTATCAGCGAGTATCTCAATCAACACGGCGGGTATGTTGGTTTTGCAAGCCAGCACGGCTTCATGAGCGTCTAGGAGGATCGACCATGCAACTTAAAGAATACTGGATCGTCAAAGGTCGCGTCACTGATCCCGAAGCGCATGAATACGAGGAAGGGGTTTTCGCCCCTGTCGGAATTACCGAGTGGCAGATCAGCGACGGCCCTCCCGGTGAGCGCGGTTCCTCTGCCGACTATTTGTGCCTTGAAACTGCTATCAAGGCACACGCTCCTGCAATCTTCCACTTCGTTGACGAGGAATAACAGATGCACGTCAAACATTCTTTCGCTGTTGAGTCCGATCGCTATGTGTTCGACTTCAACGAGTGCAGCTATGCCAACGGCTTTTGTCAGATCGACACCAGCCAAGACGCTAGTTACTATGGCAACTGGGTCAACCTTACGGAACGCAAGGCCGTTACCTACGCCGAGGGAGATACGGCGCGGATCACCTTCGACAATGACGAAGAGATGGTCAACTGGCTCAACCGATTCCAGCAGCATGAAGCCCTCGGATTTATCCATATTGATCCGGGGCTTAACGAGATGTATGATAGGACTCTCGCGCAATGCAAGCAGCTTGGCATAGTCCATCTACTTCCGAAATCTTGTAAGGAATCAGCATGAGTTCCGACGCAGCACTAAAATCTTTGGCAGAGCAAATCGAAGCTTTGCCAAAGGGCCGTAACTTGATTTATCACACCGGATCAGGAATGGCCCCTGTTCCTGCCCACATCAAAAAATTTGTGGACAGTTACGCAAATCAAGGCATTGTCTCTAAGCACTACAAACGTGCTGATAAAGACAACCTGCACTTCATTGTGCAAAAGAGGGTATGATGTGTAGCTGCGAAAAATGGTTCCACAATGGCGCTATGGTTCGCGGCTACCATACCTCGCATCCTTTCGAACAAAGTTTCAGCGTGTCACCCACGGCGTCTGCAAAGATTGCCGTGTTTCTTCGTATCTGCCACCTAACCTACAAGGAGCATCTATCATGGCACTTACGCTTGTTCACAACTCCGACGACGACAAGCAGATTGTAAACGCACAAGAAACAGCAACTCTTGTTGTGCGCACAGTCACTGTCGAAAAGTTCTCTGACCCAGAGCTAGGTTTCGCCTACGCAGATAGACAAAAGAGGCTGTATCCTGCGGCGCAGGTGTATGCCCGCCGTCTATCCTTGACCGACCTTCCTGTGTTGTCGATGCTTGTTATTCAGGAAGCCAAAAAATTACCCAATGGCTATGAGCTTTGCAAGGAAGATTTCAAGCCGTTGTTTGAACGCTGGCGCTATGCTGAGCAGTCGATCACGGCTACTCTTTGCAGGCTACACAAAGAAAGTCACATGCACCGCGTAAGGCAAGGTTTTTACGTTCTCACGACCACTTTGTAAGAGCGATAATACTTGCGGCCCATGTTCCGCATTCCTATTCTACATCTATCGGGCAAACCACGGCCCGATAGTTTAACCCCAATCACGGAGTTCTCACATGGAACAGCTTGTCAAATCCAATCCGAACAAAAAGCTGCGCAAGACGAAGGTCGAGACGCAGGCAACCGAGGGCGCGGCCACCGAGGCACCCGCCAAGCGCACCAAAAAGGAGCTTGCCGAAGTCGAGCCGCGTCGGCTGCACGTTGGCAACACGCCGAGTTCTTTCCGCGTCGGCAAATCGCTGACCCCCTTGCGCCACGACTATCGCTGCGGTCAGATGACCCAAAAGGACCACAGCTTCCTCAAAGACTGCATCGACTTCGCAGACGCAAGCGGCAAGTTCCCGCGTCTGAACGCGGATGCGGGGCGGCTTGGTCGCCTCTACACCCAGCAGTTCGTCAGCTACGACGAAATCGGTGTCTACGACGAGGACCAGACCATCTCGCTCACGGACAAAGCCCGCGAGTTTACCCGTCCCGTCAAGGCGGCGTAATAACCGTGTTACATCGTCGGCTTACCCCGCTTAGGCGGGGTATTGCCATTTACAGAGCCAGCACAGGAGCCACGGCTAATGCCTAACGACATGAACGAAGCAGACCAACAAATCGCCATTGCTTGCGGTGAGCTAAAGGATGCCATCGCGGATATGATCACCGACCAATACCCCGAGGGTGTAAATCCCTATGTGCTTTCCTATGTTGGCTGCGACATGGCCGCACAAGGCGCAATGGCGCTTTATGGCAACGGGCGTTTCGAGACATTCGAACAAGCCTTAGAGTCGTGCATGGGCGGCGTCCGAGCCGCTATGGAACAGTATCAGCAAGCAGCCGATCCGCTTAACAGTCTGATCAAGCCTTCCGACAAGTAAGATCGAAACCTATTGCGCGGCGAGAAATCGCCGTGCTATCCATACATCACGGAAACCACACCAACCACGGAGTATACCCAATGACGATCCAATTCCATGCCGTGATGCTTGACGAAACTGGCTGCGAGTTTGGCGCGACGATCAGCGCAACCACCAAAGACGAAGCGTGGGAGCTTGCCCGCGAGAACTACCCGGAAAGCCGCTGCGTCCAGTTGGAGTCTCCCGAAGACACGGCGGCGCGTGAGAAGCGCATCTACGACCAGTGCCTTATGGACGAAGGCGACTGGGACTTTGACGAGGACGACCTCGACTACGACGACGAGGATGACGATTTCGTTGATGACGAAACCATCTCGTTCAGTGGGCGTGACAGCATGTCGTATTACTACTGAGTTGCTCCACGGCTAGGTTGAGCTGCCTGCCTCGCTCCCTAGTCGCAACTGGCCCCTGCCGACTGCTCGCGGTGGGGGCCTTTTTTGTTATAAGAAACCGCAAAACTTATTGCTTTACAGTAGTTTAGCGGGGTATACTAAAGCACAGAAACCACGCAAAACGGAGTTGCTACATGCCAAAGTTACAGTGGAACCTCAAGTTCGTTGACATCACGGACGACGAAGCAGCAGAGCTTGTTTCCGAAGGTCTCGCCTACCCGTCCGAAGACCCGGACGTTCTTTACCCCGAAGACGACGTTTCTCTCGTTTTCGTTGAAGAGAAAATCCACCATATGAGAAAGGACGGTATCTGATGAACGCCACCAAGCGCCACATTTACCGAGTTGCACGTCGCATGATGCTCAAGTCGTCAGTGCGCGGCGGCTCCGCATTCGGTGTTGACGACATATGGTATGAGGCCGTCATGTCTCCGAACCTCCCCGGCACACTGTCTCACTCGACGGTCAGGAAATACCTTAACGAGTTTGCTGATGCGGAGTTTCCGACTATCGAACGTGTAAAGTATGGTCGCTCGGTTCTCTACCGCATCAAGAAGATCGACTTCTTCGCCATGCCTGCGTTGAAGCCACAGGATGATGCCAATGCCATGCACTGAGCGCGTTGACTTTCGCATCCTTGTTACGCCGTGCTGCGGCACCATGCTTTGTTGGGTGAATCCACGGCTCCCGAACCACTGTCCCGAATGCGGTAAAGGTGTTTGGCCTGCCATTCGCGGCTGTGTGACCTACCACGACAATAACGCTGTTCTAAAGCACAAGGGAACTGGATAGATAGTACTTGCTGTTAATCAGGTATGCTGCGAAAATTGGCTCCACAAAGGCGTCAGCTTTCTCGGCTACCTCCCTACCTAACCAATCCTTATAAGTCTCAGCGAGGTTCTTATGCCCCCTAAAATTGAAGCCCTTACCAATCGCGGCTCAAAGCCATACACCCTAGACGACCTGCGCGAATACCTAAAGAAGCGCCCAGTCTGGTCACACGTCTATGAGGTCATCGACGTTCTCGAAGCAGAGTGTAAAGTCGATGCCACGCTCAATAACAATGTGCAAATGTGGCTCACTTACGAAGAATACAGCACCATCTGGCTTATGACCGAGATTATGGAACCGCTGCGCGAACACCCTACGCTCGTAGAGATTGGCAAGCGTTTCAATCCGACAACAGAATGGCACAACACTTGGATGCCACTGGACACTCTCCTTCACAATCTTACACATGAGGTAGAATAACAATGAGCGAAGCGGCACCAGAAAGCTGGATCATTCAAAGAGGCGGCGGCGCGGTAATTCTCTACTGGGGCCATGTTCGCATAAACGGCAAACTGACTAACGAGTATACGTGGACGACAGCCAAAGAACATTCGCGGCGCTATTCCTCTGCTAAGAACGCAAGGAACGCACTATCCAAGATTAGGAAGCACAGGCCCGATGGGCTACTAGGCCCTGTTCGCATCATCCGCTACACCGAATAGGAAAAGGAGAACCAGCATGAAACTGCAATACATCATCGACCGTGACGGTAACTTTCTCATTGTAGAAACCACGGCTACCATCCGAGAAACTAAAACTAAAACTAAGAATGTGCGATACTCTCCCGATCTATCCAGTAAGAGAGTAAACAACGATCCGTGGCGTCCTACTACACAGTCTGACAGGGATTGGTTTATCAAACATTACCTAGAAATGTTTTGCTGCCTAACATAACAGATTGTTAATCGCGGCTCATAACAAAGAGAGAGGCTTATGAAAGTTACATCTAGTATAGCGTTACTGCAAAAGCAGCTTGACGAGTATTACCACAGAGCCAAGGCTCTTGGCTTCTCGGAAGACGCGGCTAACGACATTCTCAAAAAGCATGTAGAATACCAGAAGGCGTCTCCCTATCTCGATAGCTTTGCGGCAGTACGCCGCGCCAAACTTGATTTGATAAACTACTGCCTATAACAGATTGTTAATCGCGGCTCCCTCTCATACTATAGGGTATAGTAAACCCCCAATATACCCTATAGTCCTACTACTCCGCACAGTAGGTAGAAAAGGTATTGACTCCCGATTTCCTAAGCTATTGAATTTAGACTCTTTCTGGAATCCCACTGACTCACACCATCCCGCACTATAACATGTTATAAGGGATATTTTACTAAGAATTTGCACAAGACTACATAACAGATTCAATAACGCATTGATTTCATTATGTTTTCCCCTAATAACCGGGTATTGTCGCGGCTTATCAATCGCGGCTAAACAGACAGAACCCCCATAGTAACCTCTATATACCACTAGGGACTACAATAGGCATGTAGGCACTCTCCAATAGTCTCCAATAGTCTCCAATAGTCTCCGTTGCTCTTTGTCTGCTCATTCGATCTGCCTTTTCATCCGCCAACCAAGATTGTAAATGAACCTGATAATGCCAATGATGATGGAGTTGGAGAAGTTGTTGTTCTCGCCCGCAAGATTGTAAACGTGCGAAGATTGTAAATGTAGAGGCATTGATGGTGATGAAGACAAAGAAGATGGTAATGGTGTTGTTGGAGATGATGAAGGAGTTGTTGATGGTGGTTTTGATGATGAAAGTGAATGTATAAAAAACTGTTGGATTTGTATTGGGAATGTAGATGGTGGTGTTGATTAAGTAAGATAAAGCCCCGCGAAACTATTGGGAATGTAATTGGTGTATGGATGTTACTTTCTTATTGCGGGGTTGTAGGATGCCGCGCTATAACACGGTTACTAGCCGACCACAAAAACAAATGGAGTAACGCAAATGACAGAACACTTCCAGCCCGTAAGATTGGTTCCCGTCAGTGAATGGACCTTCTATCTCTACAAGGTGACTTATTGGAAGGAGGATATGAACCCCGCGTTCGACCATCGCGTGAAGTATCTCGTTTCTACGGATACGCACATCGACGACGAAGTTCAGGAAGTGTGGCCGAGTGATTGGTATATCTCTTATTCTTATGAGGAAGTTTGCGAGGTTAATCGCCCTCTTCAAGTTGGCACCATTCATGGGATGCGTCTTAGCGAGAGCGCCATCTCCGCTGGTGAGCGCGAAGCTGCTGCGCGGAACCTTAAATAAGGAAGTGCGATACGGCTTGCGCCTCTGATGGGGCGCGGCTACTCTCTTCTTACTAACCATACAAACCCAAAGGAGCAAAGCAATGGGATACACTATGCACTATGGCGAGATTGCCGATCTTGCTGCTCGTGATGAAGCCGCCATCTCGGATACCAAGGACTACCTCGGTGAAGAGCGGTTCAACTTCCTCGTCTCCGAAATGGAGAAAGCGAAAACGGCTGAGTGGATCAATCAGATGAACATCGCCTTCGCCTTCGCTGGCATCTCCGGTCTGCCGTTCCATGCCATGTGCCGCAAGTATGCTCTCAAAGCCTATCGTGAGTGGATGCACTCCGGCGACGATGCGGTTGTTACGGACGAGCACGGCTACGTCGTCATGTAAGGAAGTGCGATACGGCTTGCGCCTCTGATGGGGCGCGGGTATAACTCGGTTATATCAAATCACGGAGCAAGGCTATGAACATCGAAATCGAAAACCGTCGCAATGAATGGGTCGCTCAGCAACTCGGCGTCCAGAAGGTTTACCGCGACGACAACTGCTTTGTTGACGACAGCGATCCCAATGGAGTGATCCTCGCTTTTGTTACTATCGCCAGCAACGGCGACGAAGTTCTTATACGGGCTGATGGAACCCACGGCTTTCAAGTTCCTTCCGATCTTACATTGGGTGTCACCCACTAAAGTTGCTCCGCTGACAGTCGAGCTTTGCATGGCCTCCTGTCAGTCAACTTGCCCCGCCTCCCTTAATTGGGTCGCGGGGTCTTTTTTTGCCAAAGATTGTAGATGACGACAAGATTGTAAATGTAGATGATGAAGGAGAAGGTGATGTTGTTGTAGGTGAAGAAGATGATGATGTTGTAGTTGAAGAAGATGGAGATGGAGAAGGAGGATGGAGAAGATGATGAAGATGGTGGTGGGAATGGTGTAGTCCCTGCCCAGTCCAGTATAGCAGATTCGAGAAGGTGGAGGAAGCCGAAATAGAACAGACGAGTGCTATAACCAGTTATAAAAAAAATGAAGCAGGATGTTACTTTCTTATTGTCAGGATGTGCGGAATCACTTATCTTATTCTTATCAGCGGAACCACGGCTGATAGTCAGAAACGCCAGATACCACGGAGGTTCAAATGGCACAAGTTACGACCAAGACCCGCAAGACCCGCAAGGAAGTCGAGGCCCCTGTCCAGACCATGAAAGAGATGGCGCAGGTCGAAGAGCGCGAGGTTCACAAGGGCAAGACGCCCAGTTCCTTCCGCATTGGCAAGTCGCTGACGCCGTTGCGCAAGGACTATCGCGCAGGTCAGATGACCGACAAGGATCATGGCTTCCTGAAAGATTGTCAGGACTTCGCTGACGCCGAGGGCAAGTTCAAGCGGCTGAATGCAGATGCAGGTCGCATTGGCCGTCTCTACACTCTCAAGTTTGTCGAGTTCGATGAGACGGGCGTGTATGACCAGTCGCAGATCGTGACACTGACGGCCAAGGGCAAGATGTTTGGCAAGCTTGCCAAGTAAGGCAGGCGATCCTAGAAAAGTAGAAACCCCGCTGATGAGGCGGGGTTTTTTATTGTTGTTGGTAGAGGGAGGATAGACACGAAGTTCACTGTCCATCCACTGTATAACAGAAGGTGATGTAAGTTGTCAAGCAACAAATTTTCGTGATGGAGTTGATGATGGTGAAGAAGGTGTTGTTGGAAATGGTGTAGTACCTCCCCCTCGCCTGTCCAGTATATCAGGTGGTGGCAGGTGTAGGAACACAAAAAAGAACAGAAGGTGTTGTTTTGAATAACTTTTTTTGCGGCTTGTCAGTGCTATAACACGTTACAACGATAGTGCGTTATGCGATCTTTTCTGCGGGGCAACGACCCCGAATCGAATAATGTGCAAGGAGCAAAAAGATGACCCACTACGCTTCCGTTACCGAGCGCCCCGCCATTGGTGAAACCTCTGGACTGGTGGACGGCATCGCCTACCACGACGAGCGCCACAGTCAGGAGGGCGGCGTCGAAACCGTCGATTGGACGACCAAGGGCTTGTATGTGACGCGGCTGCGTCTGCTGTCTGACCCCGGCTTTCCTTGGTGGGATGTGTCCTACTGCCACGGTCGTTTGAATGGGCGGCACGTCAATGTGCAGTTGCCATTCAGCCAGCTTCCCAAGCGCGGCATGAAGGTGGCTATCATAGAAGCTGCCAAGCACGACAAGGTGTTCGCCAAAGGGATCGGTGTTTTGGATAACATCAGCACACTCTGCTGATTGTCGCATTCGGGTAGCACGGCTGTTGGGGTCGTGCTACTCCTATAACACGGGTATAAGCAAAAGGAGCAACCCCATGAAAGGCACGATCCGCAACTTCCTGAAAGACCTGCTCGGCGTGTTGGCTGTGTTCGCCATCCCTGTTGTTGGTCTCTACATCGCTCACGGATTCGGCTTCTAAGGAGAACGGCCATGATGGACAAGCCCACCTACGAACAGTTCCAAGACGAGGACGGCTATATCGACGGATATGCGTTTGACATGGCTTATGACCAGTGGCGCAGTCAGTTCCCAGATCTGCGCGAGAGTTGGTGTGGCGAAGCCAAGCCCGAACCCGTGGAGGAACCGGAGGAATCCTTGTCTGACCTGTTGTCGCGGCTACTTGCGGCGTGACTGTGCTATAACGGGTTACAACGATTGTCCGGGGTGCTATCGTTTCCTCGGGCAATGCTGCCCTATAACCAACCACGGAGCTTAGAAGATGGAAACGAAAATCGTCAACTGCGAACCCTTTGAAGTCACCGCGAACCGCGATACTGTTGGGTTCATCATCTACGAAATCGACTGCATCTCAGGAGATGAGCGCGGCGACTTCCATATCAACCGCGACCTTGATGGGACGGAAACGCTCGAAGCGATCATCACCGACATCATGGAGAAGTGCGATAACGACGGCGGCGTGGAGTTGTGCGGCCACATCACCACACAGCACGGCATCTGTCTGTCGTTCCATTGCGATGCTGCCGAGTTGAGAGCGATCATTCAAAGCCCTGCCCAACTATAACAGTAGGGACACCGACAGGAGATGGGGGCTGCGGCTCCCATTTCTTTTTGTCTAAGAAACTGTTAAGCGGAGGTTGTAAACGCACACAGGTTGTAAACGTATGTAGGAGACACAGAAGGATGATGTGCCAGTAGGAGAAGAAGGAGGCGATGATGGAGAGCGAGAAGGAGAAGACCAGACAGTTAGTCAGACAGTTAGTCAGGCAGTTAGGCAAGGAGAAGGTGTTGATGTTGTTGAAGAAGTTGTGCCACCGAAGGAGGTTGTAAACGCGCGCAGACTGTAAACGCATGGTGGTGACGAAGGAGGCGAGATGGGCTGATTGGCGAGGCCCTCTTTCCGACTCGAGTTCGTCCCATCCTACCACGTCCGATCCGCGATTCGCAAGCGGAATCGTCATGCTGCATCGCGGAATCTTATCTGCCCCCTTTGCCCCTATACGGGGCGCAACCGCCCCCCCCTTGCCCCCTGCCCCCCCGGCAACCGGGGGCAAGCGACGACTCGCGGGGCAACCGTCGCGGGGCATTGCCCCCTGCCCCTATAACCGGTTATAGCGCCCCCCTGCCCCGTCGCGGCAACCGTCGCAACCGCCCCCGGCAATCGCCTGCCCCGTCCTGCCCCGTAGCGCCCCGCCTAGCGCCATTGCCCCCTTTTCTGCCCCTACCCTAGCGCAAAGCGGACTCGCCCCCCTACGGGGCATTTTTCGGGGGTCTACGGGGCATCACACTTTTTTATCTTTTCTTGCGGATTGCCCCTTGCCCCCGTCGCGCCCCTGCCCTAAATATCAATTCACCGGGGCGCAATCCTGCCCCCGGCAATTCGCCCCCAACGCGGGGCTTATACGGGAAAACCGCCATGCAAACGAAAATTCGCAACCGCAAAACCGCCCCCGCAACCGTCGCAACCGAATCCGATGCGATTGCCCCCGTCGCAACCGATGCGGCAACCGTCGCGGCAACCGATACCCCCGCAACCGATACCCCTGCCCCCGTCGCGGATATTGCCTATAAAACCGCGTCACGCGATGCGGCAACCGTTACCGCCATGCGCACGAATTTTGCACAATATTCGGACCGCGACTCGGCTTACCTTGCCTTTTTCGGTCACGTTATGCGGGGCGCGGGGCATAGCGCGACTCTTGCGGAAATTCACAAAGCCGGAACGCCTGCCCCCGGCAAAACCGAACGTCGCGCGAATCCGTTCTATACCGGTAGCGCGAAAGCAACCGATGCGGGGGCAATCAACCGACTCGTTAAAGCCGGATATTTCACGGTATCGGATAGCGGCAACCGACTCGCGGCAACCGATAAAGCGATTGCATCAAAACCATATAACGCAACCGCAACCGCATAAGCGAATCAACGGGGCGGGGTATACCCCCCGCCCCTACCCCCTAGCGAATCTTTCAACGATTCGCGAATCACCCACCCCCCTATCTCCGGTTGTCCGTAAAATTTTAGCAAGTATTGACGGAATGACCTTTAACTAATTCTTATGGAAAATTTTAGCAAGTATTGTCAAAAAGACCCCTCACCCCCCCTCCAAACTGACGGGCTGTTTCTTGCTATAACTGGTTATTAGGGTTGGTTCCAAAAAATACTATACTGGTTTTTCAAAAAGGGTTGGTTAGTTGGTTGGTTGGACGGTAATCTTTCTTTGCGTCTAATGATAATCTGCTTCGCAAACCTGTCGGTCTACTATATAATACATTCTTATACATGTAATCTACGGACCACGGGGCAATCAATGGCAATCATCAGAAAACGGAATGTGACGACAAAAGCTACAAAACCTACTACGCAATCCTTACGGACTAGCAAGGTTGGGTCAAACAAAATATCGGGCGATGATTACATCAGCCCGTCTACTCCTGATGATCGCGGATATTACAACGAGCACAACATATGGGTAAACGGTTCCCGCATGTCTTTGGAGCTTCGCTTCGATCAACTAGTATATAAAACGCTTCCGCGTCTTGCCAAGGAACAGGGCTGGGTTATCAAATTCGATCATTGCTTTATGCGTGTGCTCTATGACAATGCCTTTGGCGATTCGTGGTATAACTGTTTGCCCAAGCATAGTGATCGCGTGTTGCGTCGTATTCCGACAGCTATTCTTATGGAGGCGGTTCGTCTTGGCGACGAGCTTGTATTGTATAACGGCGTTGATTTGGATAGAATGAATGAGCAATCACTCATATGGAGACGGAAAAAATGAACGACTTCGAAGTGCATCCCGTTGGAACTGGTAATAAACTTGCTAAGTTCGAGAAACGTCTCTGCGTGAATTGCGGTCGGCACGTCGATGCTTCGCATGATCGTTCGGAAAGCTTAAAGGGTTGTCCAAGTCCCGATGCTTGCACTTTCGACATGACGATGGAAGAGGCGTTGCAGCATTGGCGGGTCAAAGCTCATCAAGAGCGTGAACGTGCGGACAATTTAGCTGCTTTGCTTAAATCTGACGACGCTATAACAGGTTATAAAAAAGTGCGTCACGTAAAACGTGGTTCGGAATACATGGTTATCGGCCACGGTAAAATACAGACGGATAAGCCTCTGTCCGATTATCACGAGGTTATCGTTTACGTTGGTGAAAACGGATCGCTGTGGGTTCGTCCCGTGTCCGAGTTCATGGACGGAAGATTTGAGAACCTATGAGCAATGCGCTTTCGCTGGATGCGCTTGAAGGTCGCATAAACAGCTTAAAGAAAAATGCGTCGTTCTTTATCAATCAAAGGCGACGGGACGTTGATCTTTATTCGCTTCTGGCGGAAGCTCTTCGCGTCTGTGAGTATGTCGAAGAACAGGGATTACATGCGTTGTTACGGGATCGGGTTGCGTCTCGTAGTATCGACGGCAAAAAACGATCTTACGTTGAACGTAACTCCGATGTGTTTGTGTTAGTTGGTCGTGCCATATTCGAACCAGAAATAAACCGATCTGCTTCTTGGCGCTATTCCGCTACGTTACGCGAAGCGAGTAAATACGGATTGACAAGTAACGATTTGGTTGAATGGCTAAAGGAGTATGGCGGCATAAATGCTTTGTTTCGCACAAGGCCCGTCAACTCTAGGACTGCGGATACGAAAACACTACATCTTACTTCGAGTATTACAGTTCCGAAATATGAGGAATTTACGATAACTCTCCGTAGAAATGACAAAGGTTATTTCGATGTGATACGTTTGCATTCGGGCAATATGTAGTTTCTCTGTTTATTATGCTATAACATGTTATAACGGTGTTAGGTTCTAATAAAATATCGCGGGGGTTGGGGAGTATAGCGTTATTGCTTTTTTGATATTTTGCCTATACTCTATAAATTGCGCATAGCGGTTATGCGTAAATCAAAAAAGGAGAGATGCTCATGAAACTGCTCGGCTTTATTGCTGCCGCTGGTCTGGTCGCGCTTGCGCCTATGGCCGAAGCGTATACGTCTACGCGATGCACGACTATCGGCGGTGGCACGTATACCACGACACGCTGCACCACTGTTGGCGGCACTGTTCGCTGCACGTCTTACTGACGTATCTTTGACCACGGAGAGGAAACTACAATGAGAACCACGATTTTTGCTTGTGCCATGTTGTTCTGTGGGGCGGCGTTTGCACAAGATACGAATACCGAAGCTCCTGTCGATGGTTGCACGGTTATCGGCACTCTTGCCGAGAGCATCATGACTGGTCGGCAAAACGGCGTTCCCATGTCGCGCATGATGGAAGTTGCGGCTGATAACGAGCTTGTGCGGGCTATTGTGATTGCGGCCTACGATCAGCCTCGTATGTCCGTTGATCGCAACGTGCAGCGCAGTATCGCAGACTTTCAAAATGACGTGATGCTTCAATGTTATCAGGCGTTGGACTAATAACGGGTTATAGCAGCAATGGAATGGTCGTTGATCTGGATTTACGATGGCGGCTTTTCCGTTGTTGCTACTTTTCCCACATTGCTTGAATGCGTCGAAATGCTGGATTATTACATGCTTGAGTATGTTAGTCCGGCTTTTGTATGTCACAGGCAATTCTGGATATAAAGAGCAGGAGCGTTATGGAATACTCAGCAAAGCTTATCGCAGTAACGAAGCCTCTGGATGGTAGTTCACCAGAGGACTTGATTGTTTACTGTGCGCGGGTCAGCAATCCCGCAAACCAGAATAACTACAACACAGCACTTGGGTTGTTGCGATACCTGATGCGGGAAAAGCATTGGTCGCCGTTCGAGATGTCTCACGCGGTTGTCGAAGTCGAATGCCCGCGAGACATTGCTCGGCAAATTCTTCGACATAGGTCGTTTTCGTTTCAAGAGTTTTCTCAGCGATACGCGGCTGTGCTCGGCATGATTTCTCGTGAGTTTCGGCGGCAGGATCACAAGAACCGCCAGAACTCTATCAACGATCTGCCCGCATGGAAACGTGTGCTTTTGAACGCGCTTACGTGGGCGCTTATTCGGTATGTGAGTTTCGTATATACGCTTGCGTTGCGCTTGGATATTGCCAAGGAAACAGCGCGGGTCATTCTTCCAGAAGGTCTTACGATCAGTCGCCTTTACATGGCAGGCACGGTTCGCTCGTTCCTGCACTATCTAGAGGTTCGGGAAGGCAATGGGACACAGTACGAGCACATACTCGTTGCCAGAGAAATACGGAAAGCCCTGAGTGCAGAGTTTCCGGTAATCTTCGGAGATGGTCATGACAAGAACGCTTGAGGAATGGGAAGCAGTCAAGAAGCAGCGTAGCTATGTGATGCCGAAAGCGCGTCTGTGGAAGCGGCTTTGGGGTGTGCGTCACATTCGCGCAGTATACCGCTTGTATCGTTACCTTGTTGTTTTTCGCAAGAACAACGCCTATACACATTGGTTGTGTCATGGCATCTGGCTTGGAAAGGAAGAACGATGGCGATGAAATACTTCTACTGGCAGCGTTCCTTTTCCGGTCGCTGGTCTCCCGCAGCTTCGGCAGATATGCCCTCGGACAAGCGGGCAGAGGGTAAAAACCCTTTCGCTTTTGCAGGCGTTGTGACGCTTTCACAAGACGAGGGTAACATGACGCTTAAAGAGCTTGCGGAAAAGTATCCCCCTCCCCAATAACCTGTTACTATGATATAGGTGGTCAAACAAACATTGGAGGTTTGCCATGACCACCTATTCAGCATCTCTACCCAAATACAGGGGTCGTAAAACCTTTCGTAATGGTCTTGCCTATCTCGGCGCTGGTCCTACTGAAAATCGTGTCTGGGTAAAAGACAACGTGAGCGGCTTGTTATCCGCTATATACACAGGTAATGTGCTGCTGTTCACCGCACCGTAATAACAGGGTTACAGCGATGCTCAAAGACATCGAATATCGCATAAAGCAGGCTGGTGGCATAGAGAGCTATGCTGCTGGCCTTGGTCTTTCTGCAAAGTTTGTGCGGATGGTTCTTGAGAAAAAGCGACTTCCATCTGACGTAATGATTGCTGATCTTGGTGCCTACAAATACCGTGTCTACTGTCGAACTATCGGAAAACCAAATGGGTAAACGAACCAACTACTCGCGCCATCCAAGAGACTTATATCCTACGCCATTGAAAGCTGCGTTGCCGTTGCTCAGCTTCATTCGCGGCAAGACCTTTTGTGAGCCTTGCGCTGCCCAAGGTCGTCTCATAAGACACTTGTCATTAGCGGCAGAATGCGTGGCTGCTTACGACATTCATCCCTTACGCAAGACTGTAAACGCACTTGATGCGTCACAGCTAACAGAGCAGCACCTTAATGGTGCGGACATGATCATCACCAATCCGCCGTGGCACCACAGTTTGCTCTACCCCATGTTAGACAGGTTCATAGAGCTTAGGCCGACATGGTTGCTTTTGAGCGCGGCTCTTGTGAATAACGAGCGTTTCGGTGACAGGTATATGCCGTATTGCAGCGATGTGCAGACTGTTGGTCGCGTAAGCTGGATGAACAATGGCAAAGGCGGTTACGACGATGCGGCATGGTATCGGTTTGATCGTTCATGGAACTACGCATATTACCGTGGGTGGAAACGTAAGTTCGACGGCAGGTAGTATCTAACCTATTGCCAACAAAGGCATCCTGCGATAACATTCCGTATAACCACGGGAGCTTACATGGAACACTCAAAGAAACCGCAGCCCGCGCTGCTATATCTGGTATTAGCCATCCATTGTGCTTTCGGTGGTTTGTTTGCTTTTTGCTTTAACTACTTGTTTATATGGCTAACTTTCGAACCAGTAGGAGCCTTTGTTTGCGGCGTTGCCGGGGCTATAGGTTCTTTCACACTGACGTTTTTCACCATATCTAAATCAAAGAAAAACGGACCTAAGCAATGAGCAGGTCGTTTTCCATGTTTTCCTTAACCAAGCCCTGCAACAACTGTCCGTTTAGGAAATCGTCAGGTGGTTTGTTTGGGCTTCATAACGAGCGTCTAGAAGAGATATTCGAAGCGCCTTCCTTCCAGTGCCACAAAAGCGTTGACTATTCTGGCGACGATCCTGCGCACGGTGATCGACCCATACAGTGTGCGGGGCTTATCGCTCTGCAACACAAAGAAGGAAAACCAAACCAGATAACTCAAGTAGCTAACCGATTGATCGGCTATAACCCGGTTATAATAGACGGAAGCGATGTTTTCGATAGCTACGATGAGTGCCTATCCTACCATAACCTGTGCAAACGAGGCTCCGATGAAAACTAAATACCACAACATAATGGCAACTTTGCTACGAGAAACCGAGCAGGCGGTTTGCGTGAATGCGACCCACGCCGAATACGGTGTGTTCCCCGGTCTATGGATTCCTAAAAGCGTTATCTTAGAGGATTCCTTGGAAGAGATTGAGGAAAGCGGCGACGGCGACGAACTGGAAATCTTCATTGCTGCTTGGTGGCTTCGCAGAAACTTTTCTGACAACCCAAACGGAAGGTAACGCTATGCGTGACGATATACGAAGCATTCAGCAAGGCTTGATTGGCCTTGGTTACGATCTAGGACGCGCAGGAGCCGATGGTATTTACGGCCCCGCAACAGAAAGAGCGGCTCGTGCATGGATTGCGCGAACAGGACGGGAAGCACCTGCGCCGGAACCCATCTCTGCCGGAAAACTTCCCACCCTTTCTTGGCTTGAGGAAGGTAAAACTGTTTTTGGACTTCACGAGACTCGCGACAATGCCCGATTGAAAGCATGGCTTCGCTCGGACGGCAAAACTCTTGGTGATCCGAAAGCATTGCCTTGGTGCGGGGATTACGTCGAAACCGCTATCAAGAACGCACTTCCGTCAGAGCCTTTCACTGGACCGCTTGGCGAGAATCCTTATTGGGCAAGAAACTGGATTTTCTTTGGTAGGACCGTAAATCCCTGCTATGGTTGCGTTCTTGTGTTTCAGCGTCCTAGCGGCGGTCATGTCGGCTTTGCTGTTGGTGAGGATACCACTGATTACTACGTCCTCGGAGGCAATCAAAGCGACTCTGTGAACATCGTTCGTATTTCAAAGAGTCGTTTGCTTCCGTCTGGTGCGCGGTGGCCTTCCACGCATGGCGGTGACGGAGTAAAGCTGCCGATCATGAGTCCCGGTTCGATCCCTCGTTCAACCAACGAGTTCTAACAAACGGGCTTGCGGATACAGATACCCGCTGCTAATATCACCTTCGTCGGCCCCCTCATATACGCCGATGCTCCGTGGTCGAGCACCCTTTTAGACGAGGCTTCGTGGTTGCTGCCGTTTGAGTCTTTAAGGGTGCTCGATTTTCTATAACAGGGTTATAACCATGACAAAGCGTATACGCTCTCTTTCCAAAATCAAGAAAAAGCCTGCCAAGCAAAGCGGCCCACAATACGCTTCTGAGGATCAAAAAGAAGCACACATTCTTCTTCGTCGTTTCGAGGACGGCAAAGAGGATCACGACGATCTTTTCATTCCGTTTATGACTTTCTTTGGCAGCATCTTCGATCACGCAATTCCTGAGATTATTGCTGCCCGCGTTATGTCTCGTATGAACGTAGAAATACGACACCACGCAGACGACAAAAAATTCTATGTAAGAGCTTGGCACCAAGACGGCGTATATCCCAACGCTTCTCCGCAAGTTATCGTCAATGGCAGTTCGGAAAAGCTTTGGATAGCCGTTGCGCTATGCTATCTTCGACTATGCACCCGAACACTAAGGAAACACTAATGTCCTACGTCTCTCGCGTTACTAGCGAACTCGACTCTGAAATCCGTGGCCGCAATCCATCGCTTAACGGACAGAAGCACGAAATCTACCTGTTCATCAAAGAACACCCCGGCTGCACTCGTGGCGATGTTGCCCGCGCTACCAAAATCAAGTCGTCTACCTGCACGGCTCGTATCCGTGATTTGATCGACTTAGGTTTTGTATCTGCGTCTAAATCGCGGCGTGTCAAGGATCGTTCGGGCGTTAGCGTGGAAACACTTTACGCACTCAAAGATCATCTGCATAAAAAACCAAAGGATCGTGTGCTCGTCACCATCAAGCTTATGGTTGACGAAGCTGGTCGTTATCACGCTGCGGCCAAGGTTCTCGGAGAGCTACCAGTTTCCGGGGCTTTGCACACAGTTATGGAAAAGGAAGTTACCGTAACAGCACCTTACGTCAGCGAATATAAGCATAAATTCGTTGATGACGTTCTCGCAGAAGTTCCTTTGACAGATACTCTCAGCAATGTTCGCTTGATCGTAGATATGTCTTGAGTTAATATGCCCTTGATCTACCACTAAAGGGGCCAAGGGCATGAAATTCGGCGTAATCAGCAGCCGTGACCGAAACGGCGAAGTTTTCGAAAATTCTGACTATGTTCAGAAATGTCTTACTCAGGTTGTAAAGGGTTTCTGCCCCAACCAAGGCAAAGGAACCGTGATTATTTCGGGAGGCGGTCGCGGCCCCGAAACCATTGCTATCGAATATGCGACAAAGAACCATTTCGAGGTTGAGAAGGTCGTTCCGCATATCAAGACGCTTGGTATCGAAAAAGCTTTCTTGTCGCGGAACCGTTCGATCATCAACATGTGTGACATCCTGATCGTGTTCTGGACTGGCGAGAACCCGACGATCACGGCGGCGCTGAATGATGCAGCGTTCCTTGAACGTCCGGTCGTCATGTTCCCTATCGTATAACACGGTTATAAAGGATGCTGCTATGTCTACAAAAAAGTGGACCCACCGGGACGTTCAAGCGCCCCGTCTAAGGATACTTCTTGATCCTGTCTACGTTCAGGTTGCCAACCTCGGCTCTTCATCCACCTACCAGAAATACGTATCCCTGACCCGCGAACTCGTGAAGCGCGGGCATTTTGTATACTGGATGCTGCCTGACGTTGACTACATCGCAAACCCTATCGAAGATCATCCGAACGTAGGGATCATTCGAACTGAGTATATTCAGGATCAGTTTGTTGTGGACGGTCTTGTAACTGACTCGTTCTTCAACATGTTCAATCGTATCGCGGGCAAGTATCACATCGACGTGGTATGCACTTCTCGCACAGGTGCCGCAAACATGATCAAGCGGGTTTTGGAAAGCCCTCGTTTTCATGACAACGGCGGCAACTACACCGATAAGCACTATGGCTTGCCTATGGTCGTTATCGAAGAGTTTCCGCAGACACGCTTTCGTTCACATGTTGGGCAGGCTTACTGGCTTGCTCAATGTCAAGGCTACATGTCTAGCGACCTGACCGTTTTCATCTCTGACCATAACCGTTCCGAGGTTGTTGAGGGAATGGTGCCTATCTACCGTCCTAACACCATTCAGGACTGGATAAATCGCTGCACTGTAATTCCGTCAGGCATTGAAACTGCGGAGCTTGACACCTACTACCAAACTGATCGCTGGAAGCACGAAACAGGATTTCGCGTTATCAGCGTCGGTCGTATCATGGGCGTCAGCTACACGCAGTTTCTTGATTGGAGCCGTATGCTTTACGCAGCAGGCATGGATGCCAAGCTTATAGTTTCCTTGTCTGGAAAACTCGGTGGTCCCATGAAGAAGCGGCTCAGCAAGGACGGGATCACGTTTACCTCAGACAAGCCGTATTATCAGTTGATCGAAAACAACCCTCGTGTTGCATTCCTGAAACTCTTGCGAACCGTTCACGCAGGTATCGTTCCCATGTCGCACCTTGACTGCCCTGTAGGCGTCAGCGAGGCGCTATACATGGGTGTTCCGCTGGTGATGCCGGAAGCGGATTACCAAAAGACGTTCTTCCCAGACTACCCATTCGTTGTAAAGCCGTCTGACCGCAACGGATTGCTGGGCCATCTACAATTCATCAAGGAAAACCCCCAAGAAGCTCGTGACATGATCGAACCGTGGCGGCAGCATTTGAAAGGAACCTTCGATGCTCCTACGAACATTGCGAAGCTTGTTGACGAGCTTGAAGAGGTTGCCAGAAAGCCTTTGCCTAAGTTCAAGACGAGCGGTGCTATACTTGAGTTCCTTACCGAACTCAAAGGTGAACGGTATACCTTTGATGACGTGGTGGCGTATCTGCGCAAGTGTGGATTCATGGGTATCTCCATCGGGGACTTGGGTATTCGTGCAACTTGGACCTATGGTCGAGGAGCTATCCACCATGCCATGCGATATGTCGGATACGTAGATTTGTGCGACGGTCCAGAAGATGCCTTTGTTCGTCGTGATGTGTTTGAGCGCATGAACCAGACCACCCCTTCCTCTACTCGTAAAACGCGGAGAAAAGCAAAATGACAAAGCTACAGGCAAGCAAGCTCAAGGTGTTCGATATTCCTGTCGAGTTGCTTTTTGGCGATGAGTTAAACCCGAATGAGATGAAGGAAGACAAGTTCGACCTTCTTGTTCAGGAGATTCAAGAAAACGGCTTTGACGAACCGATCATCGTCATTCCGCACCCGCAGAAAGAAGGCAGCTATCTTATCGCTGGCGGGCATCACCGCGTAAAGGCGGCGAAGCAGATCGGTATGGAAGCTGTTCCTTCCGTGATCAAAGAAAGCTGGGACGAAGATCAACAAAAGATCGCACTGGTCAAACGCAACATCGTTCACGGCCAGATGAATACGCAAAAGTTTACCGCACTTTACGGAGAGCTTGCCAAGAAGTATGACGCATCTCTTCTCAAAACGATGCTAGGTTTCACTCAAAAGAAAGAGTTTGAAGCCGTTTACGAAGGTGTTGAGAAATCACTAACCCCCAAGCAGAAAAAAGTGCTGGCGAAAGCTAAGGAAAAGATCAAATCGGTCGATGACCTTACGTCTGTGCTGCATGGCATCTTTAAGGAGCAGGGATCGGAAGCTGACAGCAGCTACGTTGTCTTTTCTTTTGGAGGAAAGCGGCATCATTACATCCAGATTGACGATGCTACAGACAAGCTTCTTTCCAGTATCAAGACGGACGTTGAAAACAGCGGCGGCTCTATGCAGGATTTCTTACAACAGGTTATAGCAGAAGCTTCCGTATCCGCAGATAGGATCAAGCCCGTCGCAAAGAAAACCAAGAAGCGCGTTGTTCGTAAGAAGCAGTCATGAGCAAGACACCAAACATACGGCGTAGGCGGATCAGGGCAAAGCCGAGCACACGGGAAGAGCGTCAGGCAGAAGCCTTGACAGCTTATGAACGACAGACGCGCGTTGCCTTGAACTACATCAACAATCACCCGCAGTATCCGACTATTGTCGGTATGATGCGACTTGGAACCAGCAACGGAGACATTGCTGATTTCTTCATTGAACGCGGGGATTTTCAGGTAAACAGGAAAACGGCCATCTCATACCTTTCCATGTTTCGGAAAGCCAATCCCGCTATATGTAAACCTACCGAGGATAACGATGATCTTGGTTATGATCATCTGTTCGACGGCAACCGTGCGCTGGTTACTGCGGAGACTGAGCTTGCCAAGCTTATTCAGTTGCAGAAAGCTCGCCTAGCCATCGACTTCAAATCCGAACGTAGTATCGGGAAACTGTTTAACACCACGCACAAGGAAGTTGCTGTGCTTGGTGAGCTTCTCGAAAAATACAGTAAAGTTCGTCTAGGAAAAGGCAGCGGCGGCGTTCTATCCTCTGTTCCTCTAAGCGAGGACGTAAAAGACGGTGTGCAGAACATCCGTCATGACGAAGAGAAGCGAAACGCTTTGACGAATGCGCTGTTTAATCTACTAACCCCCGGAGATTGATATGGCTGTTAAGAGAAAGCCCTCTGCCGAAGCTTACAGACATGCGGAAATCATCGAAGCTATAACACGGTTACAAAACGATCTGGACGAGATTGACGATCCGCGTATCTCGGAACAGTTCCGCGCCGCTATAGCCGAGGTAAAGAAAGACGGCGATTTCGAGAAGCTTATTGAGCTTACTCGTTATCGTCGCACACCTGTAAGCTTGGAAGAGTTTCTATACGGCAGCATGTATCTTGGTCTTAACCCAAGTGAGCTATATCCGGGTGTGACAGAGGCTTTGTTTGAGCTTGAGACGGGTAAATACGTTGAAGCGGTTCTAAAGGGCAGCATTGGCGGCGGTAAAACCACTGTCGCTAACATAGGCATCCTGCGACAGCTTTATCTGATTTCCTGTTTACGCAACCCGCAGGCAACCTTCGGTGTGCAGCGTAACTCTTCACTGGTCTTTACAATCCAGTCGGTTCGCTTGTCCACGGCTAAGAAAGCCGTGTTTCAGGAAATGGGTGCCTACATCGCCAACTCGCCCTACTTCAACAAAATTTACCCTTATGACAAGCGCATCACGTCTGAGATGATTTTCAGGGAACAGCATGTAACCATCATGCCTGTTTCGTCTTCGGATACTGGTGCCATCTCGCTTAACGTGATCGGCGGCTTGCTGGACGAAATGAACTTCATGCAGAAGGTCACAAAATCTAAGCAGGATGGGGCAGACCTTTCCGGCGAGTATGACCAAGCCAAGAACCTTTACCTTAACCTGTCGAAGCGGCGCAGGTCTCGATTTATGGCACGAGGTAAGTTGCCGGGTATCCTTTTCCTCGTGTCTTCGTCTCGCTATCCTGACGACTTCACCGAAGTTAAAGCGGCGGAAGCCGAGATGTGCGGCGGTCCTGATCCGCAGATTTACGTCTGGTCAAAGTCTCTTTGGGAATCGAAAGGACGTGAGCGATACAGCCCAGCTAACTTCCGTGTCCTAATCGGCAACGAAAAATTCAAATCTCGTATTATGAAGGAAGACGAGCCAGTTCCTACTGATATGGAATCAATCGAGGTTCCAGAGGATTTCCGTTCGGAATTTCTCAAAGATATGGACGGCTCTATCCGAGACCTTGCTGGCCGCACTACACTGGCAACTCGACCGTTCCTGCGTAACCGAGAAGCCATCTTCAACTGCATGAACCTTGCGGAGCAGTATGGCTATCGCACTGTGCATAATCTTGAAGAGGTTGATCTTAGCATATCTATACCGCAGGTGATCGAAAACAATATCAGGTCAGACGTTAAGCAGATGCGCGTCTGCCACGTTGACTTGGCCGTTACGCGAGATAGCGCGGGCTTGGCTATTGGTCACGTCGCCGGAACCAAGACTATGCAAAAGACCAACTTTGAAACAGGCGAAATCATCACAGAGACTTTGCCTGTTATTGCGTTTGACGCGGTGCTAAGGATCGTTCCTCCGCAGGCTGGTGAAATTGACTTCTCGTTGATACGTCAGATCATATTCGATTTGAAAGAGCGGCACGGCTTGCCTATCAAGGTTGTAACTACTGACGGCTTCAACAGCGTGGACTTCCGTCAAATCCTTGCCAAGAAAGGTTACGCCACTGATTACCTGTCTGTTGACCGGACAACGCAACCTTACATAACTGTTCGTGACGCTATCAATGACGGAAGGCTTTTCCTGCCGCGTCACCAATGGTTGTTGAAAGAGCTTGTTGAGCTTGAGTATGTTCGATCCAATTCAAAAGAAAAGGTCGATCACCGTGAGCGTGGTTCGAAGGATATTGCGGACGCAGTTTGCGGCGTGACTTCCTACCTAATGACGCGCCGACAGGCTTGGACGCAGCAACCTATATTCATGGGACAGGGCGGCTACTTGCTTCATGGTAGCAGGACTTATCATGAGGGTATGAGTCTCATGAAAAGAAGCGAGGAAGAGACGGTAAAATCCCTTCAATCAGTTAGAAAAACTGTATCTCGCCGCTCCACGAGTAGGCGATCTAATCATTGACAAACCATGTAATAACGGGTTATTATACAAAGCAACCACGGAGCCTATTTCATGCAAGACAAGCTATCGGTTAAAAACGCTTCTTTAACGAAGCTATAGTATCAGACGCATCGGAAATTCTTATTCGTGTGTCGGGATACGACGTTTACCGAGGAACCGCCAATTCCAAACAACTTTCAGGCAATCGTTCGTTTTCAGAACGCTACGTTGCCTTGGTCAGTTTGCGTCGATGCGGACCCTTACATTGCTTTGACCACGGTTCTGCGGAATGCTGTAAAGCGAGACGCACCTATCGCTAATAAGGAAACCACGAACCATGCCGTTAGCAAAGACAAGCCCAGACTACTACGAAAAGCCCCTGTCGCCAGAGTCCGACCTCGCCCGAAGCAACTACGAAAGCCGACTTGAAGCTATCGAAGAGCGGATCAGCAAAGAGCCAAACCCGATCAAGCGTTTGAAGCTGCAAAAGCAGTATCGCATGGTTGAGTATATGCTTTCTTGGCAGGGCGCTAATCCCAAGGAACTCGACCTTGACGAACTCAAAGAGGTTTGCAACCAGCCTCTTCACGAAGATGCTCTCTTTGACAAATATCGAGCAAGGATTAAAAGCCCCGCCACAGGCATTCGTGCATTTTGCATTGATTGTCAGGGCGGCTCCCTTGTCGGCGTCAAGGACTGCACTTCACTGACTTGCCCCCTGTGGAATTTCCGCATGGGTAAAGACCCGCTTCGCGGATACGAGCTACCGCCATACATTGATCCTGTTATCGACGGGGAAGAAACCGACGAAGATGAAACGCTTCTCGAAACCGACGATGACGAAGACGACGAGGATGCGGAGGAATAATCATGCGTATCAAAAAGCGTTCTGTATCTTCTGAACCCACATCGCAAGCAAGCGAACCTGACATGCCCAAGTTTCCCAACATAGAAGCCAAGCCTAAAAAGCCTGTTGACGACAGCGGCTTCTTTTCCGGTAATGATCGCCTAAACAGGGAAAACGCTCTTCGCTTTGGTCTCGTTGCTCAATCGTGCGGATCAGCCCCGTCCGACATTCCCTTGTCCGTAGCGGATCGTTTCAAGCTTCTGCGGACGCCTTACGATACCAGCACGGCCACGGAACAGCGTTACCGCAATCGTGTCCGTAACAGGCAAACAGCGATTACCGCGTTCTGCGTAACTTGCACAGGTAGCCGCAAGGGCGTTACTGAGTGTGCGGCGGTAACTTGCCCTCTTTGGGCGTTTCGTCTAGGCAGCAACCCCTACAGGACCAAGCGGTAATAACATGGTTATACGGAAGCGTCGATCTTACGAGGATGTTGCAGAGGAAAAACTCGGTCCTGAGTGGAAGCGGGTTTTGCGTCATCCTGTTATTGCGGGCATTGTAAACTCTACTACCTGCGAACAAGACGCTTCCGCTTCCCATATAATAGGTTTGATAAACCAAGCCAAGGCAAGCCATCGTTTCTCGGATATGCCTCTGCAAGAGAAGCTCTTTTTGTATTTCTTTTGTAGTGTTGCTTGGCGTGGCCTCTGTCTAGTTCTTCTCACAGACCCCGAATACAACATGCTCGTTAGGCATCTATACAGTGGAAAATGTCTTGAGAAAATAGAAGGGCATGGCGTTCCTCTAGCGCATAGACAAGCATTCCTATGGGATATGCCAGCCATAGCTAAGGGTTTCAAAAAAGCAGGTAGCATGGAGCTTCCAGTAATCGTCTTTGAGAAGCCGCATGTGAAGCGAAAACGGCTTCCTAAGCACAAAGCATAATCTTCCGTTGAAGTTGTTTCTATAACTGGTTATAGTAAAGCCCAAACATCAAGGGCGAGCCGGTTATGTCAAAAACACGCATCAAGAAGCGCGGTTCTCTAGCGCATAATACCAGAAAGTCTTTCGGTAACTCTGCGCAAGCGGTGCGCACAGAAGCCGGAACCACCACTCATCTGCAAAGCCTTCTTGAACCCGTAACCGTTCAAAAAGGTCTTTTCGGCTTCAACGACCTTACTACATTCGAAAGTGACGGCACCCTCGTATTCGATATTGCTTTTTCGGATACTGACGGGGTTTTGCCAATCGTCAACCCGATATTCCCTTACAAGCAACTTTCCCAGATTTACATTTCCAGCACTACTTTGCGTGAATGTATTTCGGCGTATGTCACGAATATCGAAAGTTACGGCATTCGCTTTGACTATATCGGACCCGAAGGCCGCAAAGACAGCTTGCCCGCTCGTCGTGAAAAGGAACGCCTAGAGTCCTTCGTAGAATCCTTGGTTTCTAACGGCGAGACACTTGAGCAAGCTCGTGTTCGTTCTCGCATCGACAAAGAGGTTATCGGGGCGCGGGCCTTTGAGATAATGCAGGACGAGGCGGGGCGCGTTGTGAACATCTCCCGCATTCCATCCAATACTCTTTTGATGACTCGTCTTGAAAAAGAGCCAATCGAGGTCATGGTATGGAATGCCCGTCGCGGCGTATTCATGACACATCGCCGTCGCTTCCGTCGCTTTGTTCAGCGAGACGTGTTCGGTCGCATGATCTATTTCAAGGAATGGGGAGACCCTCGTCCTATTGATCCTACCACGGGGCGCGTAAACACTTCGCTCTCTATCGAACAGGAAGCAACCAGCATTTACTATGATGCGTATTATACGCCGGGATCGCCCTACGGCACTCCACAGTGGTCGGGCTGCATCCCTGCTATGCTCGGAAGCCGTGAAGCGGAAATGGTCAATCTTTCGTTCTTCCGCGACAACGCAATTCCGGCAATGGCCGTCATGGTTTCTGGCGGCGCACTGACCGAGGAAAGCTACAGCAAGATCGTGAACTATTTTAGCGGGGTGCGTGGGCAGGGTTCCATGAACCGCATCGTTGTTCTTGAAGCAACAACGGAAGCTTCTGACATGGCGGCTATTGACGGTTCGTCTTCGGCTCCGAAGGTTGACATCAAGCCCATGCTCTCTGACCGACAGCACGAAGGGCTTTTCTCGGTATATATCAAGGAAGCCTCCGAAAAGATTCGCCAGTCGTTCCGCTTGCCACCTATCTATATTGGCTCTGCCGAAGAGTATAACCGTGCAAGCGCATTTGCCTCCATGCAGACAGCGGAGCAGCAGGTCTTTGTTCCTGAGCGTCAAGCTTGGGACGACTTTATGGCGCAAGTTGTTTTGCGCGATTGGGACTTGCGTTATTGGGCTGTTCGTTCGGCGCAACCGTCTTACAACGACCCCACGGAGATTTCCCAGCTTCTTACGGTTCTGGGTGCTCAAGGCGCTTTGACGCCTAACGTCTGTATCGACCTTGCCAATCGCTATCTTAATACCCGTATCGAACCTGTTACGGACGATTGGGGCGATATGCCGTGGAACGCAACACTCGTGAACCTTAATCGCGGCGCAAAGGTCGAAGGGTTCGAATACATTACCGATTACCTGTCTGACACGTTGTCTGGAACACCAGCACCTACCGATACCAACGAAATCGCAAAATCCGTTCACATGATGCTTGACGAACTCGTTGAAAACGTGAACCGGGTTTACGGTCAGATCAAATAACCGGGTTATAAGCGATGTTCAGCACGAAAGCCCTTCTGCGCAAATCAGAGGAAACACCTGCCAAGCAGGTTACACAACTCAGCTACCGAATCTGCAAGGTAGATAAGGAACAGCGTCTTGTTACGGGGGTTGTTTATAGCCCCTTCGTGCTAGACAGCCACGGTCACTACATGACAGACGTGGACGTTCAAAAGACAGCCCATTCTTTCTTGGAACTTGGGCTTCAAAACCAGATCGACATCATGCACGATAACGAGGTTGTAAACGCCGTTATCGTGGAAAGCTACATACAGAAGCAGGACGACGAGTATGCCCCTGCCGGATCGTGGGTTGCCACCACAAAGATCAACGATCCTACTGTGTGGAACAAGGTTAAGCGCGGCGAGTTGAACGGCTACAGTATGGAAATCCGCAGCTACATGTATGAGCATGACGCTGACATAGAATACGATTCTTGGTCGTATGGAGAAACCATGCCTGATCCGACAGATGGACACACCCACTTTTATCTGGTAAAAATGGACTCTCAAGGGAATGTGTTCTACGGAAACACCAGCCAAGGCGGCGAAGACAACCATACCCATACAATTACCAGCTTGTCCGTTACGGAAATTACGAATAAACATACTCACAGGATTGTGTTGTGAGGGATAGGATATGAAACCGCGCAAAAAGACTTATCGTCGCAAGGTGACGGCACTCATTGACGGAACCCCCTCCTTCGTATCCCTTGTTGATCGGGGCGCTTCTGGTTCGCCCTTCACGTCTGTAAAGAAAGAGGACAGCCCCATGAAAATCAAGGCACGGGCGGTTGCAGCGCCCGAAAAGAAAGTCGCTGCAAAATCGAACAAGTCTGTCGAAACTGCGGAAAAGCGTGTGAAGGCCGCTGCGGAAGCCGACTCGACGGAGACTGTAATCACCAAGTTCGTTTTCCAGAAGTCGGCGGGCTATGAGTCCGTTGATTCCGTCAAAGCGTTCATGGAGAACTCGGATTTCGAAGGCGAAATGACCTTCGAAGACAACGACGAAACCATCGTTGTCTACAACTCCGATGTTTCTGAGCGCACTGTTGTCAAGGAAAGCGACATTGCAACTGGTGAAGACGGCGTGACCGCCACTGTCGCACATCTTCTGATCGAAGAAGAGCAGACTTCTGTCACCAAGTCCGACGATATGGACGATGACGAAGAAGACGACACGGAAACCGCGACTGGCAAAGGCAAGGGCAAGAAAAAGCCCATGACCAATGAAAAGTCGGATGACGATCCTGACGAAGACGAGGACGACGAAGACGAAACCGATCTTGAAAAGGCTGCTGACGGCGAGAAAAAGAAGCCGGGATACAAGGCCGAAGACGAGCCTGCCCAGCTTTCCAAGCGTGAGCTTTTCCTCGCCAACCTGCAAAAGCAGGAAGAGCCTGTCGTTGTTCAGAAGTTCGACCACTACGAAGTGTGGACTGAGCGCAATGAAACCGACTTCGCTTCACTGATGAAAGCCGGTATGGCTGACGGCGCGGCTCCGGGTCTTGAAGACGTTCTCTGGACCTTCGGCCAAGCCGTTCGCAAGAGCCTGCGCAAAGGCGATGCCACCGTTGGCGAACAGCTTCGCAAGGATGCTGCGTCGATGGTCGATTTGGTCATTGCACAGAACGAGCTTTTCAGCACCATTCTCGAAGCTACTCCCGAGGATGTGACGAAAGCAGAGAAATCCTACGAAGATTTGCAAAAGTGGGCTACCGACTTTGGCACGTCTCTACTGAAAGAGGGCGAAGAAAAATCGTCCGTTACCAAGTCCGACAAAGCTGCCGCCAATAACCCGGTTATTACGGTCGATGTTGCTTCCGAAGTGGAAAAGCATCTGGCTCCTATCGTGGAAACGGTGCAGAAGCTTGCAAAAACGGTTGACAAGATCGCCACTCGCAAGCAAGTATCCAAGTCGGTTCCTACCGCTGAACTCTCGACCGATGAGCCTGCCACGGGCAAGTCCAAAGAGACCACTACCAAGTCTTCGGCTGCGGCGAATCAACTCGCTCAAGTCGTGTTCGGGCGTTAATAGCCAGACCAGAAAGGAAACCACATGGATACCAAGGCTCTTCTCCAAAAGGCCGACATTGCGTTGGCAAACATCATCAATGACGGCGGCTATATGCAGCCTGAGATGTCAAACCGCTTCGTCCGCATCATGATGGAAGAAGCACCCCTGCTTTCGCAGGTTCGTATGGTCACGATGGGTCGCCCCCAGATGATCATCAACAAGCTGAACCTTGCGGAACGTGCTCTGCGCGTGGCGAATCAGGGCCTCATTTCGTCGCCCAACAACGCCGACTTCCGTGAGCGGGCGCTTGCTCGTAACGACCGCACCCGTATCACCACGTCGCAAATCGACCTGAACACCTTCGAAGCTATCGCGGAAGTCAACATTCCGTTCGAAGTTCTCGAAGACAACATCGAAGGCGGCACCATCGACAACACCCAGTTTGAAGAAACCGTGCTGTCGCGTCTGGCTGAGCGGATTCGGATCGACATCGAAGACCTGATCATCAACGGCGACACGACCTCGGCAGACCCCTACCTGTCGATCCGTGATGGCGTTCTTCGCAAGGCTGTTTCGAACATCCTGAACAACTCGGCTGGCCCGTTCGATGCTGTGATGGTCAAGTCGGCTATCGACCTGCTGCCCGTGCAGTTCAAGCGGCTGCTGCCGCGTATGCGCATGTATACCTCCTACAGCCGCGCATATGATTACATGCTGCAAGTTGCTCTGCGTCAGACGATGCTGGGTGACACGGTGATCACGAGCGGCAACGGACACATGACTCCGTTCGGCGTCCAGATGATCGGCGTTCCCAACATGCCGAATGATCGTGCGCTGATGCTCGACCCGCAGAACGTGATCATGGGCGTCCAGCGCCAGATGCG